GTGCGCGTCATCTTGTGGGTCCGCATTACTTGCGTGATTGCTGTCCAAATACTTTGTGCTTCCATCACCAAGCAAGCCCAACTCCCTGTCATAGTCAGACAACGTAAAGTTAAAGTTAGTTGGAGCACCACCTTTCAACGGCACCAACGCACCTTCCAATGTCCTAGCACCACACAACAAGCAGCTTGCCTTAATGGCGTTCCAGATGCCGTCGCTCTTGCAGCCAACCACGAAGTTGTTGATTGCAGTGCGGACACCAGCTTCTAGCTCTTCTCCGTCCTGTTCTTCTACGTTGATAATGTACTGGCGGGCATCAGCATCTAAGCTGTCGTCAGCAATAGTAATGCGACCGCTGGGAGAAAGGATCGGGAACGGTGCGGTGGGAACGTCGAAGTTCTCGGTGTAACGTGCTACGCCTTTGGTGATGCGAATGTTGGAGAGGTAGCCGTTAAAGTCAACACTAGTTGCGACTGGGATTCTTCCAACTGTTAAATCTTCAACGGAATTAGGCCCGACAACAGAAATAGTAGCTCCTTGTTGTTTCCCGTTGATAAATATCCTTCCCGTTCCGGCTTCTGAAGTTACTGCCCAGTGATACCATTGGCCTACAGAAAAAGCAAAAACTCTATCTTGACTGTTGTTTTGCTGGTAAAACCTAAAAGCCGTTGCTGTAATTCGAACTAGGTAACCGCTGCTTGCGGAAGGGTTTCCGTAAGTGCTTAAAATAGTACCTTTATCGTTACTTTGAGCTGTGTTTAACTGAAACCAGCCCTCTAATGTAAAATCAGAGCCAAAAACATGGATCAGGGGGCTACTAGGAATCGTTAAAAAATCACCCGTCCCATCAAACGCCAGCACGCCATCACCAGTGCCAAACGGTGTATTCACCGCTGTACTAATCTGAGCGTCACCATTTGCAGTGACACTCAAATTATTGCTACTACTGTCCAAAATGGTCGTGCTGCCATTGGTGCCCTCACCCTTTAGGAGTAAGGACACATCAGCAAAATCGCCGTCTACTGGTGCGTAATCAGGGCTCCAGACCAAACTCATCACGCATCTCCATTCACTTCAGGAACATCTGTATTCACTTCAGGAAACGGGCGGTCATACTTCACGATCTCTGCAGGACGATCAGGAGCAAGTAAATTGCGTTGTACCAAGAGAGCCAATGCATCAGTCACGCGCTGGTCATCAAGTGCCACACGTTCTGCTGCAGTAAGCTCATCAATCAACGCTTTAATCTCAGCAGCATCAGCATTCTGCTTTTCAGCTGCTTCAATCTCGGCTTCGTTATCAGGCTTGCAAGCTGCCTTGTAAGCGGCAACTGCTGCTTCGTACTCGGCAATATCCTCAGGCGTAGGATCCGGGATTGCTGCAAACTTAGCAACGGCGTCGTCGTATGCCTGTTGTTCTGCTGCAGTAGGAATGCCACCAATTGGATCAGGCACCACGGTGGTATCTTCTGCTGCGGCCAAGATGTTGGCGTATTCAGTGGGAGTGAAGCGTGCGAAGAAACCAGCGCTGGTCACAATGCCGTAGCTGTTGGCGTCGGCGTAACGTTTGCCGTCTTGCGTGAGGAGCCAGGTGGCGTAATCCTCGGGCGAAAGCTTGGCGCTATTGGCGGCAAAAATCAGGCCGTCAATGGTGCGGGTGTTGGTGATCGTAACGGTGAGTGTGTCCATGGTTTAGAGCTTCAAAAATGAAAGGATCAAATGCCAGCGGCATCCAGGCGTGCTTTCAGTGCAGCGTTCTCGGCTGCAAGCTCCTTGATGGCATTAACAAGAACAGGCACCAGTGCTTCGCCGTTATAGCGCAGTTTATCTGGATTTTCATTGTCAATAATGACAGCGTTGTCGTCACCCTCCAGTGCCAGGATGTCCTGCGCTTTGAAGCCATAGCGCACTGGACCGTGAGGAATATCCGAATCGCGAGATTCCTTGAACTGGAACGCGACAGGGTTGAGCTGCTTGACGAAATCAAGCCCGTGGGGGACAAGATCAAAGTTGGTCTTATCTCGTTCGTCTGAAACAACCGTCCATGCAACTTGGATGTAAGCATTGGTAACAGCAGTGCTGCCAACTACCACGCGGTTGTTTTCGGTGGTGCAGTCGAAGACTGGCGCGTATGTACCGGCGTTGTTCAGACTGCCGAGGCAAACGTTGCCTGCGCCAGTGGTGTTGTTGTAGAGGGCTTCGCGTCCGTTAGCAGTGTTGCTGTTGCCAGTGGTGTTGGAGTAGAGGGCGCTGCTTCCGTTAGCAGTGTTGTTGTTACCAGTGGTGTTGTTGTAGAGAGATTGGAGTCCGTTAGCAGTGTTGTTGTTACCAGTGGTGTTGGAGTAGAGAGATTGGAATCCGTTTGCAGTGTTGGCAGCACCAATGGTATTGGAGTAGAGAGATTGGAGTCCGTTAGCAGTGTTACTGGAGCCAGTGGTGTTGAAAACGAGGGCTTGATATCCGTTTGCAGTGTTGTTGTTACCAGTGGTGTTGGATAAAAGGGATTGGTATCCGTTAGCAGTGTTGTTGTTACCAGTGGTGTTGGAGCGGAGGGCTTGGTATCCGGTAGCAGTGCTGCTGTTACCAGTGGTATTGGAGGAAAGGGCGCTGACTCCGTTGGCAGTGTTGTTGATGCCAGTGGTATTCGCCTGAAGCGCACCGCTGCCGACTGCTGTATTGGAGCTAATCGCGCCTGCGCCCCGACCAACGGTGATGCTGTTTACCAGTTCGGAAGCTACCTCTAGAGAACCAGAGGAATCAACTGATACTTGGCTAGTGCCATTGCTTTGAAGATCAAAAAGCTTACTACCAGCAGCACTAGCAGTATCAGTTACATTAACCTTTAAGCCGGTGTATGCAATAGCAGCATTTGTCCAGTCAAGACTGACATTTAAATCTGCAGTGCCTGCCAGTTGTCCGGCGTTGTTGTACTGGATGTTTCCGGTTGCTCCAGAGACGAGGCCGACGGTGCCGGTTTGGTCTGGGAAGCTGATGGTGCGGTTGGCGGTTGGGGTGACCGATTGAATGGTCGTAGAAAAATTGCCGCCACTGTCGAGGTTGATGTCGCCGCCGACCGTAAGTTGATCACTGGTTTTGTTCCAGGTTAATGCTGTATCTCCTGCTAACGTACCGCCATCATTAAACTGCACCTGGGTATCTGAACCAGCTGCTGTATTAGTATCAACAATATCGAAGTTCCCTGTAAAGGGATTAAATACATATGGCATGGCTCAACTCTTTGTCACACTAGTAAGATTACTACCGCTATACGTTAATGCCAAGTTAGCAACCGTACTGCCACCCGCTCCTCCACTTTTATAAACCACACCCGTCAATGAGCTACCGCTATACGTTAAAGAAATATAATCATGCTGAGGAATTGCTAATCCCTGCAGTACATCAACATCTCCCGTAACTGAAACAGTACCACCTGTAATTGCAATCGTACCTCCCGTAACGGTCATAACTCCGCTAACGGGCATGGCGGTACTATTTGTAATCTGTACCTTCCACCCTTGATTTATCATTTCCTTTTAAGGGCATCTTTTATTTTTTAATTCTAACAGTTTTAACTCAACAAATCACAGTAGAATAAAGAAAAAATACCATGTATAGAATTCGTTTCGTAAACGATTTAGGTAATGGCCACTCTGGCTATATCGAATATCAAAACCTATATGTCCAAACAATTTCTGGGCAATCAATCACAACACAACCAAATGGCCCGGCAGGTTCTGATGCCTTTGGTAGATTACGTACATCAAATCCATTAGCCATATTTGATAGCCAGCATCGCTATCAAGAGAACGATAAATGGTCTACAGCAAGTGGTAACTCTGGATCAACCACATATCAAGTAAATAAAAGTGCTGTTGACCTTAATGTAACCACTGCTTCTGGTGATTACATTTACCGTGAAACCAAACGTGTTTTCCCTTATCAGCCAGGGAAATCTTTGTTGATTAATAATTCGTTTGTTTTTGCGGCAGCACAAACAAACCTACGTCAACGCGTTGGTTATTTTGGTACTGATAATGGCATCTACTTTGAACAAGACAATGCAACCTTATATATGGTGCTTAGATCCAGGGTGTCTGGATCTGTTGTTAATACACGTATTCCGCAAGGCGAGTGGAATGGAGATAAATTAAATGGCCTTGGTCTTTCTGGTTTAACGCTTAATCCAACAAAAGGAAATATCTTCTGGACTGATATTGAATGGCTTGGTGCTGGTGATGTAAGGTGCGGCTTTATTATCAATGGACAGTTAATTGTTTGTCATACATTTAAAAATGCAAATGCAACAGACTCCACTTACATGACAACCGCTGCACTACCCTTGCGGCAAGAAATTGAAAACACAAATACCATTGCATCTGGTACTTTTGCGCAACAAATCTGTGCTTCCGTTGTATCAGAAGGTGGTTACACAGCTGCCGGTCAAACGTATGCAATCGATCGTGGCGCCACACCCATCACACTTGCTACTGGCGGTGCAACATATCCAGTAATATCAATTCGTTTAAACTCAAGTCGTTTGGATGCTGTTGTTATTCTTTCTGAAATCTATGGTATCATCACAAGCAATAACGGATGTAAGTGGACATTAATCAAAAATGCAACACTAACGGGAGCAAGTTATGCAACCCATTCAAACAACAATGTACAATACGACACCTCGGCAAGTGCACTAAGTGGAGGCACCGTAATCAACAGTGCCTACATTAATCTCCATGGAGAAAGTCAAGTTGGTGGTCCAACTGATTTTACATATCAATTGGGTAGAACAATTGCTGGTGTAAGTGATGTACTTACTCTTGCTGTAACTCCTATTTCGAACAATACTAATGTGTTATTTGGATTAAAATGGATTGAAGCAATGTAAACCTATGTATACTCCTACATCTCAGCCAGAGGTAACACCTGTTCAGTTGCAACAAACTGAACTAAAAGCTGTACCAAAAAAAGTTGCAGCTAAATCAAAGGCTGGTGACGTGGGTGGTTTTATCCAGCAGTGCATTTCACTTTGTTCTTATATCAAAGATCTGGAGACGCAATCCCATCTCATCCACCTGAACTATGAAGGTGCCAATTTCTTAGGTGTCCATGCATTCCTTAAAGATCAATATGAGTCTCACCTGGCGCAATTTGATACGCTTGGTGAATACATCCGCAGCATGGACTACCTTCTTCCCATGTGTGCCAACGGACTAGCTGATGCTGGTCCTGGTATGAAACATGTAACAAGCTACAAAGGTACCGATCAACTCTCTACCTACTACAAAAATCTAGAAGAATTAGCTAACAAAGCTAAAAAACTAGAAAAAGCTGCAGCCAAAATTGGTGCTGTTGACATCCAAAATTACATGGCTGATATTGTTGGCCAATCATTTAAAGCTGCTTGGTTTATTAAAGCTACGTTGAGGAATAATTAATCAACCTGTCCGCGGAACCACTTCTGTCGTCCCATAAACCATTCGGCTAACGTAACTGGATCCTGTGGTCCTACCAGGTGATCACTAGGATCTGGTTCACCAAGATCCATGGCATTACAAAACTCATCCAATTCATTTGCAGGTTCATCACCCTGGATAGCTTTGCGACGTGCTTGACGAATCCATGTATTAACAGTTGGATTGCGATCGGCTAACTTCTGTAGCCATGCCATATCCTTTAATTCAACTGGTGCCCCCTTACCAATGCAGTCGCACAAGAATTGAACCCGTAGCCTGGTATTGGTTGAAAGCATTGTCTTCTTCTTTTGTTACTAGTTTATAATGCTCTAGCCTGTGACAGTTAGAACACAGTGGAATACATTTGGCAATTTCATCTGCTATCTTTTCCCAACTCCAGCCATCACCTATCATCCTTGACACAGCATGTTTTTTGTCGCCAACATGATGAAAATCAAGTAAACGATAATCATCCAGGCCGCAGTGCTCACAACTTAACGTCTTTTTGTACTCAATAAATTTTTCTCGATTACGCTTGATGCGTTCACGTTTTCTTGTGAGCACTTATTCCAGTGACGTATAACTCCACTTACTATAAACAAATTTGTCGTAAGGTACGAAATAAAAATAAACGTTCTGATTAAAGCAACTGCATCTGCTTCTTTGTTTTTGTTAGATGCTTTTTCTCCTAGTGCCAAGCACCACAAACGCCACATAAAAAATCCCAGTATTACTGGGATCATAACTTCCTTCTACGCTAGCTGTTGCCTTGAGCAGTTACACGAAAGGTGGAAGGGATTCGACTATTTCCCTTAGAGCGGTATTGCTCCACCGGTTAGGATATCATGACTTTTGCTGCTTGTAACGTCTTGCTGCCCTACCAGCTTTCTTTGCCTTTTCTGTATTCGGAATAAATTGTTTACCTTTTTTGCTACCAGCTCTTTTCTTTTGATCCGTCTCCTCACGTTCTTCTTTTGATAAAGAAGCCCACGCCTTCTCTGGTAAGTAACGTTTGGTATATCCCTTTTGAATTGCTTTATCAGTCATTTTGGTGGCCATTGGGGAACTTTAAACTCAAGCGCATTCATAATTATTTCCTTTGTTCTTTGAGAATAATTACTATTTACAAGTTCAGATAACCTAAAAGGATACTGATACGTTAACGCTGCTTCTCTTACTTCAGGATTATTGGCACTTTGTTTTGCAATCTCTTGCATAAGCTTTTGATCGGGAAAAGCATCAGGCGTATAACCCGTTGCGTACTTACCAGCTAATTTCATCACTTACTATCCTTATATCTTTTGGCAGCAGCTTTAGCTTTCTTTCCTTTTTCATATTGATCTTTTGTCATCCACTTTTCTTTGCCCCATTTCTCCAGGGACTTTTGTTTTTTACCCTTACCTCCTTTATATCCACCACCTGCTTCTTCGTATTCACGCGCAACAATCTGAGCTTTACGTGCACTCCACTGGCCCGCCTTGCCGCCTTTAGTACCAGCCATTACGCGATCTTTAATCCGTTCACGTAACCCTGGTTTTGTATACTTACTATTCTCCTGAGACATCAGGATTATTTTTTTGCTCTTTTAATATTTTAGCCCACTTACATTTCTTTGTTTTCTTCTGCCAATCACGTGGCGGATGTGGTATTAAATACTGGAGTTGCCTAAAGTATTCTTCGAGGCGTTCAGCCTCGGTTTTGGGGCGTTTGATCTCCATCTGATTTACTTGCAAATTGCTGCATTAAATCATCCATCTGCTCCAAGGATTCAAGACGGCACAACAAATCTGAAATGGTTGTAATCGTAATTGGATGCTCGGTACGTGCAGCAAATGCCAATGCATCACGCATGTACTCAGCAGCTTGATCAATGGATTCTTTTACTTGGGTAGAAAGGGACATTTCAGATTTCTTCGGTGTTCTAAGTATAGGTGAAAAAAGTAATCTCATGGTTTGTGAAGGATAGGAATTCTGCACATATATATCCTGTCATAACCTCTTTGTAAAAATTCAAAGCAAATGGTAGTGGTATCACAATCCCATTTGCCATTTAATGGGTTGATTTCCGAAAACCTAACGCCATCAGCAATTGGTTCTGCATTGTATACACAGAAACAATTAAATGTAGATGCCAAATTTAGCCGCGAAGGAAGTTTTGATACCTTTGGCCCAGTGTATTCCAAATCTTTGGTATCCATTCGCGTTGCCCAACTGTCATAAATCCAATCAGGAACACCCATGCCAATAGGCAATACACTATACCCAGAAGCAATGTCGTAAGAAGTATCAAATAAAGCCCTGACAAGAACAGGATCATAAACAATATCTGGTTCAACGCATACGATCTTATCGTATGTAGATAGCTTATTTTTTAAATCAGCTAATTCCAAAGTTTCATTCCTTGCTAAAGCAAGGTATTTAACACGTTCTTCTGCTTTGATTGAACCAAAGTATGGCCAACCGTAGTCAACGCTTTTACAGATTACGTCATTAAATACTGTTTCAAGCAAAGAAATCTCTTGTTCTAGTATTTCTTTTGTACCATCAACTGAATCATTTTCTAGTACAACAAGATCAAATGTAATATCTGGATTGCATGTAACCAAACGCTGCAGCTGTGCAGACCAACGAGCAACGTGCGGTTCGCGGTTTCTAATGATGGTTGAAATCAAGCAGCGCATTTGTACAACTCCTTTGACAGGTCAAATACGTTCTCTTTAGTTATAAAATGGTTGTTGCCAATGTAGAAAGCATTTGTGTGGATTTCCTCACTATTAGGTAAGTAAGGTGTTTTTTTGTAGTCCTTCATGAAGGGCTGACGTAGTAAGTTACCAACAAGAAATGGACGGGTCTCTACGCCCAGGGCACGCAGTACTCTGATCAACTCATTGCGATGACTAGCGGTATCACAATGAAAAGGTAATGTCATTGCGCTGTTCCCATAAGGGTTTGGTAAATGTTTGATCCAGGGGTGATCAACCATTGCCATGTAAAAATCGTAATAATTATCTTGACGTTTTCGGATAAAGTCATCTAGTTTTTTTAGCTGCACACTGCCCAATACAGCGCCAAGTTCGTTATTGCGGAAGTTATAACCTTCGGTTGGAAACAAGAAAGCTGGATCAATATCAATGTTTTCTGCTTCGTACTTAAGGCGTTCTTCTTTGTCCATCTCACGTGACATACCATGAGATCGTTTTGCACGCATTAGGTTATACAAATCTTTATTGTTTGTACACACCATGCCACCTTCAATAGTGGTCATATGGTGTCCAAAGTAAAAAGAAAAGGTAGAGCCCAGGCCTTTATTACCAACCTTCACGCCTTCTGTATCGACTGCTCCATGGGATTCACAGCAATCCTCAAGGAAAATTGCATCGGGCCAATACTCCTTAATTTGTTGCAATTCATTTGCAAACCCCATGATATGCGTTACATACACCACATCTGGTGTAATGCCTACTTCTTTGAAGCGCTTTAACGATTCAAAGGTAGGAGAGTAGGATCCATACTCAATGTCGTAGAAAAATAAATCGTGCCCTTGTTGTTTAAACGTTGAGATGTTTGTTGCCCAATTCACAGCAGGGCAAAAAATCTTTAACTTCTTTTCCTTTGAAAAATACAATTCCCTTACTGCATCCAGTAGCAGTGTATTTGCTGTCGTACCACTGCTAACGAAGAGGGAATACTTACGACCTTGCCACTTTGACCACTCGGTTTCAAACGCACGGCACCTGGGACCATTCGTAAAACGATCATTGGTCAAAATAAATTTGATTAGCTCAAACTTCTCAGAGAAACCAATGGCATTCTTTTGTAGTGGCCAATCAAATTTCGACATTTCTAACGCTTAAATCTTGGTTATAGTTACGAGTATAAACAAAAGTTCCGATGAAAAAAGCACTGATTACAGGAATTACTGGCCAAGATGGTGCCTACCTCACACGTAACCTAATCGACAAGGGGTACCAAGTGCTTGGCCTTGTCCGCAACAATGCAAACTCCGGTAATAAAGATAAGCTGAATTGGATCTTCCATGATTACATCCCACCTGAAGTCTCATTTGAGTTCTCTGATATGACCGATGCAACCTCGGTGCATCGTGCCGTAAATAACTTTGCTCCTGATGAGGTATACAACCTTGCTGCCCAAAGCCATGTAGGCGTTAGCTTTAAATCGCCTGGCAGTACCTCCTACACAAATGCAATTGGTGTACTCAATATCCTAGAAGCATGTCGTAATGCAAATGCAAAACCAAAGTTCTATCAGGCGGCTACGTCTGAGATGTTTGGTAAAGTCCAACAAGTACCGCAAACCGAATCAACTCCCTTCTATCCCAGGAGTCCATATGGTGTTGCCAAGCTTTTTGGTTACTGGCTAACAATTAACTATCGTGAAAGCTACGACCTTTTCGGATGTAATGGCATCCTCTTCAACCATGAATCTCCCCTGCGTGGTGAAGAGTTCGTAACACGTAAAATCACCAAAGCAATTGGGAGAATCTGGAACGGTAAACAAGAGTACGTTGAACTAGGTAACCTTGATTCCAAGAGGGATTGGGGGCATGCACGGGATTACGTAGAAGCAATGTATCTCATGCTCCAGCAGGACCAGGCTGATGACTATGTGATTTCAACGGGTAAGCAAACAAGTGTTAGGCAGTTCTGTGAAATTGCATTTGAAACCGCAGGTCTTCCAATTACCTGGGAAGGTGAAGGCTTGGGTGAGGTTGGTTACTGCAAAAAGATGGATCAAGTCGTAATCAGAATTAATCCTGAGTACTATCGACCAGCAGAAGTAGATTCTCTACTTGGTGATTCAACTTACGCAAAAGAAAAACTAGGATGGAAAATTCAATCCACCCTAGAACAACTCATTCAAGAAATGATTGCTTACGACTTAGCGCATGCTTCCGCTAGACGACGTTGATTATTTTCAATCACAAGGGGGTGGGGTAATACCTCCTCCTTGTGTTTAATTTCAGCTTTCAAATCAGGATCTGCAATTACTTCATAGCCATTAGCGCGAACCCCTCGGCAGAATTCCCAGTGCTCAACACCATCAATCACTGCCCACTCAGCGTACTCCTCTCCGTTAATTGCATCTTCACGTACCAATGCAATTGAACCAAACGCACTGTTGCAGCTAACAGGCTCACCGTTGTCCCAGGCTTCTCGATCTTCTTTGGTGAGGAATGGATTTGCAGCGAACGTAAGGCATTGCTGGCCAAAACAATCAACGAGTGACCAGCTGTCGTAATAAGAGGGACGATCAGTATCTTCTACGTAATCACGTACGTTCTGCGTTGTATTAGGAGAAATCATTCCCCAGCTTCGATTTGTTTCTAGCTTTTCAACCATCTCCGTGATAAGCCTGGGCTCCCAATAAACATCACTATCAACGACAAGGAGATAATCGTAGTTGTAGTAATTGTTTAAAGGTGCCAAAGCAAGGTTTCGATACCGTGCTTGATACGTCACACGATCTAACGATGCAACACTACCCCACTTTGGTGCATCAATGCATTCACTAGTAAGCAAACCCTTTCTGCCTCGGAGCCACGAAAGCAGAATTTGTGGCGTGTCATCTACCGAATCATTTTCAAAAAAAGAATACACACAGCCAATCTGATGTTCTTTCAGTTCTTTTTCTAGAGCTTCAAACTGAGCAAGTGAGCGTTCAATATAACTTGCACTATTGCGCCAAAGGGAAAGGATGGCAACAATCTTTTGCTTCTTCATAGATCAATACGTGTGTACGGAATGTCATCAGATTTTAAACGATCTTCGTACTCATCAGCTTCAATTGTTTCTACATCTTCAAACGACAAATTATTAAAGCAACCAGTTCGTCGTTCGTCATCAAAATCAAAGTAAAACCTAGTTAAGTTAGAAGACATAACCAAAGCACACGCCAAATAAAACAGATGTAATCACTAATGCAATCCTAACGTCACGATCAAAACTAAAGAACTGATCAAAGGCAGCTCTCCATAGCGCAGAAAAGGCCCACTTAAAACAAGAGATGTATCCCCGTATACCAAGGAAAAACTTGTTCATCGCAGGAAGTGCAAGGTTTCTTTAATGTATTTTACCGATTTAATTAATTCGGCCCTGCTTTGTTTGCCCATCAAGATAAGTGCCAATTGCTGCATCGCACACTGAATCCTTTCTTCTCTGCTCTCCTCCTTCACCGGGAGGCAACCTCACTAAAGAAAATGTACGCATCAATACTGATCACTACCAACATGGCGCCCAGTACTGCGGCAATTCCGTAGTAAAACTCTTTCATTTTTTAAGAGTTAAATAATGTTTAAAACGGCATAAACACCAAAATGTTTCTGCGCAAAAACATTGTAAGCCAATGCTGCTTGTTCTTCCTTATCAAAACAGCCTAGATGATATTTTTTATTATTTAACCATGCTTGTGCGGCCCATTTGTTTCGTTTTTTATACACACCTTTCCATCTGCTTTGCGGCTCTGTTTTATATTTTTTCTTTTTTCCATTTGCTGCATTTTGAGATCTATTGGCAAGTCTTAAATCTTTTTTGTTGTTTTTATCACCATCATTAATGGTGTGATCGACTTCAAAATTACCTGGGTCTTTTTTATTTCTAAGCAAATACAATATTCTGTGTACGTAATAATCTTTCTTGTTTATGCGAACTACCCAATAACCATGAGGTTTTAAAGAACCAGCCGGATCGCCTGGCTTAAATCGCAAAGAAGTTGGATTTTTCCAAACGAGTCCGCTTTTTGAACTGGAACATTCTTGGAAATAATAAAATGCTTTTTCGTAGGAAATCAAAGGCTTTTTGGTTTTCATTTTTGATAGAATAAAATCAATACACTAGGCCGTAATGACCTGCATTTGGGAAGAATCCAAAAAACAATGGTCCCAAACCCTAACGGAATTGAATAAAGGTCCTGCCAGGATAGCAATAAAAGGACGTAGACATTACGTTACACCGTTACCTACTGGACCTGCGCCGTCTGTAACTACTATCATTAGCGAAACAGCTTCCGAAGCAAACAAACGGAAGCTTGAAATGTGGTCTAAAGCTAATCCAGGTGTTAAAGAAGCTGCTGCAGAGCGTGGTACTGCCATTCACTACGGCATGGAACAGTACCTCAAAGGTAATAAAACCCCGGACATTAAAGAAGAATACGCTGATTTTTGGTCGGGTATGCCACCGATTCTGGATCAGTTCCAGGAGGTTCTTTGGGCTGAGTCTCCTGTTCTGGATAAGTTTGATTTCACTATTGGTGCTGATGATGTCGCTCGTGTCTGGGGTTGTGATGACGAAGGCAGGGCTTGGGCTGGTGCTCCTGACATTATCGCTGTTGCTAATAATAAGTTAACTCTTGCTGACCTAAAGACCAGCGTCAAACCTTACAGCCGTAAGTGGCCTAAAGATGTAGAAAAAGGTTCCCAGGAGTGGAGAGATCTGTTGGGTGGTCATATGAAATTTAAAAAAACATGTAAACAACTTGCTGCATATGATATTGCTATTCAGCAAACGCTAAACATTAAAGTGCAACAGGCTGCAATCCTGGTATCAACTCCAGCGCGTACCCAGATCTTTAAAATATCTAGACGTTTCTTGGATATGCTGCACCAAGATTGGTACAAAATTGTAGAAGAATACTACACACAGGTAGAAAACTGTAACGTATATGATCCTGACCTTATTTAAAGATATTGTTAAAGCCATTATTAAATGGTGGCATAAAACATGGTTTGAAGCAAAGCTAAAAGCAACGCTTGATACCATTGAAATTAACAATAGGATTCAAGCTGAACTAGAACTAGAGAAAGCTAATCAACCAATCTACAAAGAACACCCAATTGATTCTGAACTACAGACCGGTGAGTCTCAAAAACTTGGTGGGATGATCCAACTTACTGCACCTTGGTATACTGATGGCCTACAACCCCCACACTCCCATGGAAGCACGCAAGCGTCTGGCTTGGACGATCGCATGTGAACGTGCTGTTGTCACCAAGGAAGATGCCGTTCTGCTATACGAAAAGATGATGAAAGAAATGGAAGCAACAGATAAACGTAATAAATATAAAGAAACTGAGTCCAATAAGTCTTGATTATTTTAAATTAACATTGGCGCTCATGTGATTTGGTGCACGTAGGATAAAAGAACACAAACCAGGCGCTCCCCATGGACATCTATGTCGGCATGGGTGAGTGGATGAATAGTCTCATGAGTCGCATGCAAGATGCGATGGATGGGGACTCTTTTTATCTGCCCACCCTCATGCATCTACATGCCTACACAATCCTAAAGGAAGGCGCATTTCCACATAAACACTTTAGAGTAGAACTCACACCCACCAAGGCACATGACGAGCACGAATTACAAATCTCTTAAAGCAGGAGAAATTCGTCTCGACTACATCCCTATCGATTGGCCTCTCACCCCCCTTGGGGCAAATAAAGATCCTTACATCCAGGGTTGGCAGAAAACTCCGTTTAGCGTAGACGAAATTGAAAAAGAACTCACAACGGGAGAATGTAAAGCAATTGGCGTACTTGGCGGCCCTGCCTATAACCATCCTTTTGGCTTGGTCTGGGTTGATGTTGATGGACCTAGCGTTTATCAACTCATCGAAGAAATCAGCAATATTCCATTACAAGATGCATTGCCTCCCACCCTTACCATCCTCAGCGGTAAAGTGGGCAGAGAACGCAGGCTATACAAACTAGATCGCAACAAACACAAGCACTTCCTGCGCAACAAATACACCTGGCACGCACAAGAAAACAAGGAACGTCTTGAAATCTTGTGGAAGAAACACCAGGGCGTGTTAATGGGTTTGCACCCAGAAACTGAAGGTTACTTCACAGCTGATGGCTTGGGTTTTGAATGGGCAGATAAACTGCCTGAACTACCGGACTGGATCCTGAACGGCATCATCACCAAAAATGCCAAGCTAGGGAAACCGGCACAGGAAACCAGCCGAATGGTTGGTAGTAATTTCGTTGTCCAAACGCATATCTCATTAGAACGCAATATCAAACAAGCTATTGAAGCAACTTGGGGTATGGCCCCAGGGGCAGCAGATGATTACGACATCTGGATCACTGTTGGACAAGTGCTTCATAACTTGGATGAAAGCCTTCTTGACGTTTGGGATGAATGGTCCAAACAATCAGATAAATACAGGGAAGGCGAATGCCATAAACGCTGGCTGTCCTTTACTAAAGGTGCAGGCCGTGGCCTCGGTTCCCTTATTCACATCGCTAGTGAGAATGGTTGGACTCCTCCTCAGGACCATAAGGCGCTGAGTGTCGATGATGAGACACTAGCTGATTCGGAAAAACTACTTCCTCAAATTGAAGAGGATTCTTATATTCACATGGAAATTCTTGCGCAGGAAAACTTAGGTTCACAAACTCAAAGCCAGGCGCCTCAGCCGGTAAACAAGTCTGATAAGAAACAGAAATCAAAAGAAAAGCAGCAGCACAATCAACCATCGAACAAAATCACCGATGAAGTGCTTGGTATGTATAGCGGAAATTTGCTCTTCAGTCAACCGCACAACCAGTTCTTTGCCTATGACATTACCAGGGGTGTATGGGAGAAACAAACCAAAATTGAAACTTATGGTTCTATCCGTGAGAAATTACACATCCTTACTCATACCGAGTGGTTGCCCCGCGGCTTCAATCAACGGCTAATTGAAGATGTCTATAAACAGCTCCAGGCGTTACTTCCTTTTAACGATTGGTATGAAGGTACTGATCACCTTCTATTTACAAATGGTGTCCTTGACGTTGAATCAAAGAAGCTACTGCCATTCAACAGGGAGCTTTACCTGACCCAACAGATGCCCTATCAATACGATGAGCATGCAACCTGTGAACCAATCATTAAATGGTTGAAGCACACGCAACATGGTTCCTGGCATCGCGCACAAGTATTGCGTGCATGGTTACGAGCAACCCTCCTGGGGCGCTCTGAAATCCAAAAGTTTCTTGAAATCGTTGGTCCTGGTAAATCTGGTAAATCAACCTACGCAAATCTTGCAGTAGCACTCGTTGGTAAAAGCAATACCTACTCCACTGATTTTGAAAACATGGAGAAGAATCGCTTTGAAGCAGCTGCTTATATGGGTAAAAAACTACTCCTATTCCAGGATGCTGATCGTTGGGGTGGTTCTGTCTCCAAGCTGAAAGCAATCACTGGTAATGACTGGATTCGTAGCGAACGTAAGTATCAGGGCGAAGCACTAGATCCTTTTCAATACCAAGGCATGGTAGTTATTACTGCCAATGAAGCCATTCAATCCACTGATTACACATCTGGTTTGGCGCGTCGGCGCCTTACAATCCCATTCGATCGACCATTTGAAGGTACACAAGCTGAACAAAAGGAACTAATTAAGTTCGATAGCAAAGGCAATCCACAAGGAATGTTTGCTGCTCTTCTGCCAGGACTCGTTAACTGGGTACTGGATATGTCAGAAGATGAAATGCGTTCCTACTTAATGGAAACCGCAAAGCACGTTGACTTCTTCCAGAAATATGAAAAGGAACAAAGCCTTCGTTCCAACCCACTTCTTGACTGGATGGATAAGCATGTGGTATTTGATCCAGGTGTTGCTGCAGTTATCGGTACCTGTAAAGCAGGACAAGGTGGTAGTAACTTCTATGACAAGCACACCAGGTGGATGTACCCGAGTTATGCCGAGTTTTGCAGGAGTTGTAATGTAGGTTTTGTGGGACGCAGCCGCTTTGAAGTACTCTTCTTTGATATCTGTAAGCACCAGCTGAAGCTCAATATCTTTGGTAAAAACGAAGGGCGTGGCATCAAGGTGATTAATGCTGCACTCCGTGACTCAAATCCAACCAAGTATGAGCACTACCCTTCTGTTGTTGAGGTATCAGCTAATCCCGAAAAGTACTTTGAGCTTTATGGTATGAACCCTTCGGGTAACAATACTAAAGACGAATAACATCTCATCTATTAATTATGTATAGTAGCCAAAGAGAATTAAATCTTAATGGCTACAAAACCTAAGGTGCTTTGGTGTGGCGACGTTGTTGCAATGACGGGTTTTGCCCGTGTAACTGAAAATGTAATCTACCGCCTTAAGGATCACTTTGAAATCGTTGTACTAGGCAATAACTGGTGGGGTGATCCATGTGATCAACAGAACGATTTCAAAATGTATCCTTCGTCAAATCGATTCCAAACTGCTCCTTTCGGTGAGCAACGCATCAGGGAAATCGTTGAACGAGAAGAACCTGACGTGGTATTTAGCATTAATGACATGTGGATCATTAATGAGCAATACCGTCAAATTCAAGACCTGCACCAACAAAAGAAATTTAAATTCGTGGGTTATGCGCCCATGGATTCTTATGGTTGGACTGGTTGTATTGCAGATACTGCCAACAACTGGGATGCAATTGTTTCCTACACAGAATTTGGTGCATACGAATTTGTAAAAGGTGGTATCACCAAGCCCATTGCCGTCATTCCGCATGGTGTCACACCAGGGCAGTTCTATCCCATGGATAAACAAGAATGCCGTAAGCAACTGGGGTTGAAGCCAGAGTCATTCATTGTTTTTAATGGCAACCGTAATCAGTTCCGTAAACGCATTGACATTACGATCCAGGCATTTGCTCAGTTTGCCGTAGATAAACCAGAAGCACAGCTCTACCTGCACATGGGCATGAAAGATCAGGGCTGGGAAATTATGAATACCTTCGCCAAGGAAATGGCCAAGGTGGGCCTGGATCCCAACAATCGTTTGGTCATGACCAGCCAGGGGGACCAGCCGCCGAACGTACCTTTTGAAATGCTCAACGTCATCTACAACGCTGTTGATGTGGGCGTCAACACCTGCAAAGGAGAAGGCTGGGGTCTTGTCAACTTTGAACACGCTGCCTGTCGTGTGCCCCAGGTGGTGCCGAACCACACCTCTTGCAAAGAAATCTTTGAGGGCTGCGGTGAGCTGATCCGTTGCGACCACGTTGATGTAGATACCAACTACAGCCGTGAGATGCCCTGCCCCTCCTCTGAGCACCTAACAGAGATCCTGAACGATCTGTACCACTCCCCTGACCGCCGCCAACGTGTCGCTGATGACTGCTACACACGGGTAACGGATCCCCAATTCCACTGGGATACGGTGGCATCTCAGTTTGGTGGCGTATTTGAGGACGTGTTGAACCAGGTGGATCATGCTGTCTCACTGGAGGCCAAGAACACCGGTCGGAAACGTAAGAAAAGCAAAGGAAACCGTCGTGAAGCGGTAGGAGCAGTAAAGTAATCCGGTGACTGTGGGTACCAGGCCTCTGCTTCGGCAGGGGCTTTTTTGTGGGTATATGACGTAAAGGAACAGGGTATACCTGCTATCCCATGCAGTTGGCGTCGTATACCTGCTTGTTTGTGCAGGGTATACCGCCTATCTATCTTTATAGGTAAAAATGTGACACTTCAAAAGTAAAGTGTCGGTATCAACCTAAGTCCCAACGATACCTGGGGGAGGGCATGTGACACTTCTGAGCAAAGTGTCGTTGCATGTGACATTTCACTTCTAAAGTGTCACATTTCTGTATATAAAGATAGATAGAGGGTATACCCTGCAAAAAAGCGTTGCACTCACGTCGTATACCTGCTATCTTTTGCATCTAGCACCCTCTGGATCCCAATGCCCCGTAATTACACCCCGATGATGCCGCTCTGGTGGGTGGAGGAGCAGCTGGAATTAACCGACAGGTATCCAACAGGGCTGGCGTGGCGTACGAAGAATCGCTTCCACGAACCTGGGGACTCGGCAGGGATCCTGCATCAGAACGGCAAATTCTTTTACGTATCTCTTGCAAATGTGAAATTCACTGCCCATCGCCTGGTTTATTACCTCCGCACAGGCATTGATCCTGGTAATGCAGATGTACTACATCTTCCTGATAATCCTGAGCGGGACAACAGGAAAGAACTCATCCTCAAACAAAGAAAACCTGCACGCATCCCCAAGTACAGACGCAACCGCAACCCAAAAGAACTACAAACAACCCTGGTGAACTAAATGGCAAATTTCGTTAGTGGCTACCAACGGCACGTGGATGCCTTCTCAGATTTTGTTTTTGTCCATGACATTAATTCTTTGTCTGATGAACAGTTAGATGCCCACGGTTATTACCGTGGTTTTGTTTGTCCGCACGGTCATTACATCCGTAATAAAGATAAGCACTGGTGTTATGAATGCGTCAGAAAAATAATGAACAATAATTGTGGTTTTGATATCAATTACATGCACGGTCAATACAAGATAAAACTTCTTTCCTTGTGGGAACGTATCACCATTGGTGAACCAGACGAATGTTGGGATTCACATACGCTTACAACACCACGTGTGAACATACCTTCTTACCGTTCGTTAAATAAACCAAGAGTTACCGATAATATCAACGTTCATAAAGTGATTTACCACTGCGCCTGGGGTGATGTCGGAAGTTTATTTGTAACACGTACTTGTAAAAATAAAAGATGCATGAATCCTTTGCATATGGTATCTAGTTGGAATCGTGTGTTTCCACCTGAGACCATGCATCCTTTCTGCCCTGAATTTGATCCTCAAAAATTAATGTACTTTGCAAGGAATAACATGCAAGAAAAACCTAAACAACTCCTGGAAGCAGAGTACAAAAACACAATCCAACATCCGTTAGTGAATAAAAATACCCCCGATTATGATGAGGAGAAGGAAATGTATTACGGTTTATATGCGAAGAAATACCACAAGTCAAGTAAGGAGGAGTCAGGATGACCCCTTGGTTTTGGGTACTTTCAGCCAAACATCTCTACGTTATCTAACAGGATCTTTTGGTCCAAAATACCGTCCAATTGGTAAAGCAGATACCGGTCAAATTTCAAACGGAGGCATTGGTGGAGGTACCTACAATAACTGGTTTCAAATAAACATTACCTCTCCTGCCTGGATTATCATTGCCAAAGGTCCGCCAAGACCCAAGTATATCCAAGTGTCTGCTTACAATTTAAATAAGATACCTTTAACAAGTAAAGGAATTTTTGATGCAGATTCTATTGCGACAGGAAATTACTATCCTTATCTTGGTCAAGTAATATCGGCGGGTTCTGATTTATACAATACCTATGAAAGGTTGCGTTTAGATCGTGGCGATGATCAGTATTTCCCACTGGAAGCAGGGAGCTATCTTATCTGTGTTTCTAGTACACGCAATGAACCTTTAGATTATTCGCTGGGAATTATAATTGAATTCCCTGAAACAGAAGGTTTATTTGCATTAGAAGATAATGACGGAAGTATTCTGTCGCAAGAGACTTCTGTTAATTCCGCTGAGGTTGAAAGTCCAGTTACTACAAGTATTTCAATTCCACTTGATGCTTTTACAGAAGAAGAATGCATTATTAATCCAGGAGTAACTGTTACAGTAGAAGCATCAGCTGAATGGTTAATTGGCGATCGAATTCCAGAGGCAGACCTTGCCTTATTTGGTGTTATTTTAGAGCCTGGTGATCCTGCTTACTTCCAAACAATTCATGATCATTCATTATCAGAATGGAAAGCCGCCTGGAATCGAGAGCATCAACAAGACAATCGCTTCCCTGAACTATTTGTAGTTTTGACTAACCGAGGATGATTAAACAACTTCTTTCTTTTCTGTTCCAAAAGGTAACACCTGGTACTACAACAGAACGTTGGTTGCGTTATTGTAAAAAAAATCCAAGTGCTCCTTGCTGTCGTATTTACGATTTATAAATGGAAAAAGAAAAAGAAACAAAAGAAGAACAGTCAAACATCTCAGAAGCCACTGAAAAAGATTGGGCTGACTTCTTTGAAGTACAAGAAGATTTAAGGTATCTATTTGATAGGTGACAAATTAGAATAAAAGAAATGAGGCAAACTAATGCTACATCTTAATCAGTACATTGAAGTTGCATTTGCTGTACACGCAGCAGCTTCTGCTATTTGTGCTTTGACTCCTACCAAGAAAGATGACACCATCCTTGGTTATCTCTACAAGGTAATTGAGTTTCTTGCACTTAATATTGGACGTGCCAAAGAGCGTTAATCAGGTAATGCCTGGAACCAAAAGACGCATCCATTATTTGCTTCTACCCAATCCCTAGTTGCGTACGCTTCTTCTTTTGGAAGTGTTACGCATTTTTTTTCTTCTCCAACTTCCCAGCAAATGTTAACCCTTATGTAGGGTTCTTTATATTTTTTCACCTTAGTAATTCCAACGCACCCGTATCTTACTACTGCGGATACCCACGTGTACAAAGCCCTTGGAAGCACCATAGCCTAGGGAGTAAGGCCAATGGGCATCGCACCAGGACTGAACAGCATGTGTATCTGCCCCCTGGATGTAGAAGTCAATTGCTCCTTTAGAGGGCTCGCTGTAAGTGTGCTCACTACCTGGCGCACCGCCCACCTGAGTATTGATGGGCTCTGGCCTGGAACCACTTGTAATGATAATTGGCTTATTACCAAAAGCTGATCTTACTTTTTCCAAAAATAAACACAGTTGTTTTGCAGTATCACATTGATGCTTCTGTTTAAATTTACGTTCCTTCTGTTGAAGGATTAATTCACCGTAAGTAATATTAGGAGTTACTTTAAAGTCAAGAGGACTATTAGGTTTGAAATCATTGTTATATGGATTTGGATCATCAGCTCTTCCAATAGTACCAAGCTTGCCATCCATTATTTGAATTAATTTAGAAGCATAGGCTGGATCTGTAGCGTAGCCCTCTTTATATAAAAGCTCTGCACATTCATTCCTGCTGTTTGCTCTATTAACTCCTTCATATCTACCAAAGTCCTTGTACCAGCGATCTACAAGGTAATGAACACATGTTTCAATATCAGGAAAATCAAGGAATCCATCTTTAATAGTTACCCACTTTCCGTTAATAAATTCCTGTGTTGTTGCTGAAGTACCTGGCCCCTTAAGACCAAAGAAGTTATTTTTACCTGACGTATGTCTGCCACCTGCTGATTCCAGGTGCCATTGAGCAGCTACGCATTCTGGGAACTTGGCACCAGCTTTCTTTGCAGTTGTCAGTACGCCGTCCCAGTTATTTAAATCTTCTTGTTTTTTATTTCGATATTTTTCTGCAAATGCATTTAAAACATTGGGATCAACTTGTAATTCAAGCCAATCCCATGCTTCGATTTGATGCTGCTCGTTTTGAAAGTATTTTGCAGCATCTCTAAGTTTAATTGTCACTTTTTACCTCAACCCGTACATATAAATAGTACCAGTTGCAGCAGTGGGTCCGCTAAAACGAAAAACATCAAAAGGAAGACCGTTTGTGCTTTTTGCTGCAAAATGACCTTCTCTTTCAATAGCACCAAGACTATTGTTTAATTTGTTTAATACGACTCCCGTGCTAGTAGTTGTAGTAGATCTAAATTGAACTTCAGTTGAATTTGTCCCAAAATCAGGGCAGTTAATAATAATTTCGGCATCAACAATCCCACTGGTTGTGTTGTAAAACATGTTTGCAACAATAGTGGATAATGTATTCAGCGTAGGATCTTGCAAAGCAGTACTAGATGCATCTGTATTGATATTGCCAAGACTACCTAAATTACCTGCTCGAAAAGTAAATGTATTTTGAGATGATGTTATCCATTTTACTTGAAATTTTAACTCTCTAAAATTAGTAAAATCATAATTAAAAAGAGACGCTGGAGTTAAAGTAATTTCATTAGTGTTAATAATTTTCTGGGCTTCTAATAGAACGTAAGGAGTTTTAGTGTAAGTAAATAAAGGTGTAGGCATTAGTCAACCCTCCATCCAAAAGTGCTGTTAATGTATGTTAATTTTATTTGTCTATTTAGTAAATGAGGAACAAAAGCAATTAAATTGTCTGCTATTCCCATAATATTTTCACCGTTTCTACTAATAGTAATGAAAAAAGGATCTCTAAAGCTAGTTGTTCCAACAAATAAATCTTCTTGTAAATTTACAGGATCCAGTAAAAAACCGACATGGGCGCCTATAGGAGGAGAAGATGGCAAAGTAATATTTACAGAACTAGGAATAACCGGAGGACTAGGAGTGTATAAATAATACTCTCCATTAGCTAAAGTTTTACTTGATGTTCCAGAAGTAAATGTCTGTGGTACAAAAGGAGTGCTTCCTACTGTAAGTGTTCCAGATACTGTAGCATCTCCCGAAACAATTAAATTATTGTTTACTACTGTACTAGGAGCTGATAATTGAACCGTTATACCAGAAGTATTTAAAGGTATGATTGAAAATAAATTTGCAAAAGTACTATAGTTAATTTGACCAACGCCAAGGTTTGATTGGTTTGCACCATACCAAATGTTCGCACTTGAAGAAGAAATTATACCAATGCCTTCTTGTGAGCCTCCCCCGTCAATAATTAAATTGTTAGCGTTTGGATTGTAATCACTTGCATTTCCTGTACCAATACTAAGTTTTGCTCCATTAACATTTTCAAAACGTGCAACAGTATCTCCAGATGCAATAACGTCTAATTTATTTGTAAAATTTTCAGCAAAACCAAGTTTTTGCCCAATTGGCTTATTTCCTATATCAAAAGCAGGGCTCGCAGCACCCCCTGGAAGACGCGATTTAACAACACCACCTTCAACAAAAAAACCAAATACACCTGATCTTGCTGTTATTTTTTCACCTGAAATAAAAGTACCGGTCAAAGAAGTAAATTGACCAGTTGCCGCTGTTAGTGTTTGATTGACAGTTAAATTGGTATTAAATGTAGAAGGTGCTCCAACGCTAACTGCTTCAAAAATACCGCTAACTGTATTAACTGTATGCCCTGTAATTAATTGCCCTGATAATAAAGAAGTAAATATACCAGTTGCAGAAGTTACCGTATTAAATGCATTATTAATAACAATACGGTCAAAGGTACCACTGGTTACATTTAAGGTATTACCTGTAATTGTCTGGCCAGAAAGATTTGTATATACACCGGAAGTGCCTTGTACAGTGTTGCCGGTAACTGTATTACCTAAAACAGTACTAAATTTACCACTTACACCTGTGACTGTTTGACCTGTAACTACAGTAAACCTGCCCGCATTTCCTGTTACCACTAAACCAGAAACTGCCTGGGTGAATGTTCCTGTTGTACCAGTAATATTTGTAAAGCTAAGATTTACACCAGTCGCGGTTGTAAAAGAACCCGTTACCGCAGTTACTCTTTGATTAACAGTAAGTTGAGTATTAAAAGTAGAAGGGGCGTCTACGGTAATTGTATTAAACTGCCCACTAGTTACGTTTAACAGATCACCTGTAATTGTGCCACCAGAAAGAAATGTAAATGTTCCGGAAGCATTTGTTAACGAAGGAAAATCAATAGTAGTGCCTGAAATATAACTAAATAAACCACTGGTTGCGCTTACAACTCTTCCTGTAAAAGTGTTAAATTGTCCGGCATCTCCTGTGATTATTTGACCTGACAGATAATTATAAATACCACTATCAGTGGTAATAGAAGGAAGTTGTAAAGTTGTTCCTGAAATGGTTCCAAAAATGCCGGTTGTCGCTTCTACTCGATTTCCAGTTACCGTATTAAATTTACCTGTTGTACCACTAACGGTTGTGCCGAATACTTGTGTAGTGAAATTACCGTTAACGCCTGTTAAATTAGTAAACCTGCCTGCATTTCCAGTTACTACAGCACCAGATAATAGCTGCGGGAAAACACCTGTTTGAATTGTTGCCTTCTGATTAACTGTGATTGTGGTATTAAATGTTGACGGGGCATCAACAGTGATGGTGTTAAAATTCCCACTAGTTACATTTAATACATCACCTGTGATTGTTTGTCCTGACAGGTTTGTAAAAGTACCACTATTAACAGTAAAAGAAGGAATGTCAAGAGTTGTCCCAGAAATATAATTAAAAAATCCACTAGTTACATTAACTGTTTTGCCAGTCAACGTAGTAAATTGACCTGCATTACCAGTGATCGTTCCGCCTGATAAATTTGTAAAGTTACCAGAAGCTAAGTCCAGAGAAGGAACTTGGATGGTCTGACCGGTAATCTGATTAAATACACCCGTCCCACCACTGATAACATTCCCAGTTAAGGTATTAAATCTACCCTGGGCGCCGGTAACAGTTTGGCCAAATAATGTATTTGTGTAATAACCATTTTGACCAGTTACTGACGTAAACTTAGCAGTTGTTCCAGTAACAGTTTGTCCTGATAGAACAGCAGTAAATACACCAGTTGCACTGGTAAGTTTTTCAGTAACAGTTAATTCAGAGTTAAAAGTAGAAGGGCCATCAACAGTTGCTGTACTAAAATGACCTGTCGTTGCTTGTACTTTATTGCCTGTAATTAATGTTCCCGATAAATTTGCAGTAAAAACGCCTGTTTCTGCCGTGATTTTATTTGTATTTTGAATTATTGTTGCTTCAAAAGTAGCGGCAGTAAGTGTGCCTGTAAAATTACCATTATTAGAATTTACTACTAAACCCGTGATTTGATTGGTTGATTCAAGTGTTTGTGCTTGGACAGTACCGGATGGTACATTGATCCGCCTAAAAGTACCTGTTCCAGCATTAACAAAATTACTGGATACTGTTGCAAATGTACCAGACACACCAGTAAGGGATGTTGTCTGAATTGTTGTACCAGTGACCAATGCACTGGAAACTTGCGAAGTAAAATTACCCGTTGTAGCAGTTGCTGTGACAACTGTTAAAGACGTACCAGATATATCAGTGCCCGAGATTGTATTTGCAGTAACAGAATCAATATTTAGTGCGCCTGTTGCACTAATTGTTCCAGATACTAAATTAACCAGACCAGACAATGCAATTGTTCTGTCTGCACCGCCATCTGTAAAAGTAACGGTATCAATTTTAATACGTCCGTAGGGCATTGTATTTTCCTAAATTAAATACCAATAACAGTCCATGTAGTTCCGTTGTACCAGCACAAAGCTTTTGCGCTACCTCCTCCTGTTACAGGGTTACCAACAGATGGAGAGTTTGCATCCGTAACAATTACTTGTGTACCTAGCGTGCCTACAGGCAACTCGCTAAACAGATAAGAAGAAGGAAGAAGGCTGGCATAAAAACTGCTTAAATATTGCTTGAATTCGGTAAAGGTAATTTTTTTGTTGCGCAGTGTGGGGTCAACTTCAAAAACTGAGACCAAAGTTAAAAGGTCTAGTTCTTGAATGTCGGCCCCATTAATTGATGGAAAATCGGTAATACGTCGATTTGACACCTATCCACTGCTAACTATTCTCTTTTTATTATAGAGCTGATTATTTAGTTTACCTTAATTTCAATACGTGGCAACACATTGGTTGCAAAGTTCCAAGTCCATTGAATTCCTGTTACAATTCCGCAAGAAAGCAAAATAACAATGAGGATTTCTGCAACCGTTAAATTACGTCGAACGTAAACAACACGTTGCGGTTGAGGAGGAATAGATGCACCCCCTTCTCTTTGACCCAGTGTTTGTTGTACTGCTGCCTGACGTGCCCTGGCTTTCAGCATCTCCAGCATCTCTGGAGTAATTGGCGGTTGTGATTGCTGGGGAGCAGGTGGTTGACTAGGGGGAATTTGTTCTTCCATGTTCCAGGTTGGTTTTTCACAGATTAGCACCTAAAAGAGGTTGTTGAAATTATGCAGTACGGTTTAAGAAAAAGCCTGTCCGAAATTGCGCATGAGTTGAAAGGTATCAGGAATGTCCTTTCTTCCATGTGGCAAAGCCGCTATGCATCAGGAGAAACTGATGGATTGAATCCACAGGCTTTTGCTGATGAATACATCTCTACAGAAGAGTGTGGCAAAAGGCTTGGCGTATCTGATCAAACGATACGTAACTGGATTTCAATTGGAAGAAAAGATCCGTCAAAAGGGTGGACCGAAGGAATCCATTACGTCAACGTATCACCTGACGTAAAACGAAAAGCAGTTATACGTGTCCCCTGGAACTACCTTGTCCAATCATTTGCACGTAATGAAAAAACAGATGAGAAGAACTTAAGAGGTACATACAACTTATACAAACCAGACAAAGAATTTCTTAAGTAATGGCACATCGCTTTAAAGGGATCGATATAGATTCAATCACAATCAAAAACCATGTGCAGGAATTACCTGAATCTTTGGTGCTCCAGATTGAAATGTTCTTGCCGCCGGAAGGCTCATTTGATGATGGGTGCCTTAGGAGGTACCTGCAAAATTTAAAAAGCTACGAAGAAGAGGATGCTAACTCTGGCATGACACTTGCCAATAGATTGCGTCTTGCTTTCTTAGATTTAAAACCCGATACAATTTGTGGTAAATTCCCCCAGGCTGAATTGCCTTTAAAAAGAAGGTTGCGTTGCGTTGCAGAGTATCTGATACGTTCGGGGGAATTTAATAAAGTAAGGGATGAAAACGGAAAACTTCTTAAGAAAAGAGGAGTGTTAGGCAAATTGGTTGTACTATACCAACCAACACAAAAACTTATAGAATCACTTCATAAACAAGGATTATTAGAAGAATGGACCGCCGAGAAAAATTAATTGCTTCTGTTATTGGTCCAGAGATGGACGAAACAAAAGCAAAGATGCTTGATGCAACAATCAAGTTGGTGCTAGGTGATATGGGCCAGCAATACTGCAAGATGTGGGAGCTGGAAGGTCCAGGTGTGATGGTTTTCCAACCAAAGAACAAAGAACGTTCGATGTTTTTTTGGACGCTAAAAGAACTGCATGCTGCACAAGAAGATTGTGAACGTAGCAACGAAGGTGATCTAGCAGAAACATTCCGTCGAATCCTGGCAGCTGCACAGAAGATTGATCCAACGGAAAAAGCTGGTTATGTAATCAACGATAATGAGGGCTTGCGTTACCTTGAAATTGACTACAACCAGGTGTCTGACAAATGAGTGAACATAAGGTACGTAGCGTAACAGCACGTAATGAAGGCGCTGAACTTATCACGTCATCTGACCTTGTAATGGCTGCAAATGAACTAATGGGTGGCATTGATCTTGATGTTGCAAGTTCAAAAGTTGCTAACGAATATGTACAAGCTACAGAATATTACACACCATCGGATGATGGTTTGAATAGCCAACAGTGGTACGGAAGTGCTTACCTGTTTCCGCCAGCGGGTGCATACTTCTGGGATAAAAAGAATGAACGTTGGAAGATGACAAGGGCATCTTCTATTTCATTGACTTCATCTCATGCAGTGTGGTTTCGTCGGATGTACCATGCGTGGTTAGCGAGAGAGATTAAACAAGGTTTGTATTTCTCCAACTGTCCTGACATGATTCGTTACGAGCCAAAAATCTTCAAGTTTCCAATGTGCATCTTGCGAACTGCACCTTATCTATTGTGCAATAAAGATGGAGAGGTAAAAAGAAAACAAACGTGCACCTCATTCCTTGTATACTTGCCGCCACAGGATGCTTCCACTGATGCTGTGGATACGTTCGTCAAAGTGTATGGAGAACGTGGCCATCTCCTTGTTTGATTTAGTATACTAAAGAGCGATTACAGGGATTTATGAGCGTCCTTGCCGACTGGGAAATCAAAAAACTCGCTGAAGAAGAGGAGATGATTCAACCTTTTGTTGATCATCTGATCAGTCGTGAGGATGACCGTAAGTTACTTAGCTATGGCCTTAGCTCTTATGGTTACGATATCCGCCTTTCCCCAAAACAATGCTTGATCTTCGGTAAGGTACAAGCTGGTGATTGTGATCCAAAAGATTTTGATCCCGACATTTTAAAGCCCGCTGATCTCCTGGAGGATGAACGCGGTAAGTACTTCTTGTTGCCTCCATATGGCTATTGCCTTGGCGTTGCACAAGAACGTTTGAAGTTACCTCGTGACGTTACTGTTGTTGCTGTAGGTAAATCTACCTATGCACGCTCTGGTATCTTGGTAAACATTACGCCAGCGGAAAGTGGTTGGGAAGGTTATCTGACGCTTGAAATTAGTAATTGCACTGGTTTGTTCAATCGCATCTATGCGAATGAAGGGATTACTCAATTACTTTTCTATCGTGGTAATCCTTGCCACACTACTTACCAGGATCGAAAAGGTAAGTATCAAGATCAACCTAATAACGTAGTGTTCTCTCAGGTTTAACCAAAGGGTTTGCCGAATTGAATCGAAGGCTTACGGGCGTAGCTCATACCACCGGCACGCCCGCCTGAGTCCCCAAGAGAAGGTAATTCCACACCATCGATCTCCAAACGTGAGCGTGGTGTCTCTCCATCGATTGTGGGCTCTGCAATGCCAGCACGTTGGCGATATCTACCAGCAGTGCGTGCCGCTTTGAAAAATTTAGCTACACGATTTTGTTTACGATTAACCGATTCAGCCGCATCTCTTTTATCTTCATCCAGCCTTCTTAGATCAGTGTCATATGCCTGTTCAGGCCGTAGGTCAGATACTTCAGCTCCAGAAGTACCTGAATCCTGACGAGGATCGTATGTAGGTCTTAATATGTTTGCCATCTTATTATTGTAAAAGAAGTAAATCAACTAATTGCTGTGATGCATTCTGCTGCAAGCTTTCTGGATAACTTTGTCAAAGATGAAGTTAGTTGCCGTTGTTTGACTGATGAAACATTCGGTCAACCTCTCGCCAATGAAGAAAATGACGTACCATTGTATGACATGTACAATCGAGGTTTAGTGGCATGCGAGAGTGGCTTGGAACGGAAACAATTGAACTTAGAGGGAGCACGCCTGGGAACGACGGGTTACATTCCAACGATGGAGGAGGGGATGGAAATGGGAGCATCACCGAAGTCCAAGACGCTGGTAATGGAGCTGGAGGAGCCGGACGAGAAGGAGATGATGCTGTCAGCCAAAAGACGTGGTTTGCTGCGGTAGATGAAAGTATGGAATGTAAGGATGGTGTGTGTCCTGTCCCCTGGGCTAAAGCAAAAGAACTCCTTTCAAGTTCAGAGTTTTTGTCCAGTGATCGGGATTCAAACTTCCCTGAAGAAAATACAATTAAAAAACTTGCTGACACCGATTACGTAAACCATCCTCCTCATTACACAGAAGGCGGGCTTGAATGCATTGAAGCAATTGAAGCCCAACTTACACCAGAGGAATATCGTGGTTATCTAAAAGGTAATATTGCCAAGTATGTTTGGCGTGAGAAACATAAAGGTGGTACTGAATCCCTTAGGAAAGCGTCCTGGTATTTAGAACGCCTTATTGGATTCGATAAGGACTAGAAAGGTTGTAGATCATCATCTTCGTCGTCGTCGTCTTGCAAACAGGCGGCGGCGAGTTCTGCTAATTCAATATCAGTTGGATGATCCCAATCAATTTCAATTTCTTCTTCTGCCATGATGTTTTTAATGGCGTGCCATTCCATCATTCGTTGATGGTACAGATTAAGAAGTGCACACCGTAACTCTTCCCACGTCATTTCCTGGGACTCCACCTCAGCTTTGCGCATTGCAAATTGAAGTTCCAGGGGCAGTGCGAACTCCCGTGGTTCTACTGAATGCTCCATTCCGGTCTTCATGCTTTTGATGAAATTATTCTAATCGTAGCTGTTAAAGATAGAATCCAGGGCGGAATCACAAAAGTCAAGCCAGGGATCCTCATCAATGCAAAAATCGTTGGCAAATTCAGAAAGTAAATAAGGATTTAACTTTTCTTCAAGATTGCGTATTGCTCTGACCTGATGCGGAGATGCGCAGTAATTACGGAATGCTTTCAATAAGATTTCCGTTGATGACCAGGGGTTTGCTTCAACTTCTTGTAGGAACAAGTTGATTTCTTCCCTTCTGCGATCCAGGAGTCCACCAATTACTTTGTGGTATTCATCAAAGATCCATTTACCTATTTCCTCTGTAGCACCAGAGAAATCTTCTGCTTCAATGCAATCAATCACACTGCTGTACAGAAAAGCGTCCCAGCCTACGGAATGGACAAATGATACCAGGGCTTGATGCATGGATCCATCAAGACCAAGGTTGAGTTTTAACAGTTGATTTTCAATGACTGATAATTCATGGAAAAGGTATTCCAGTGCTTTTTCTTTTGTACAGCACTGGCCTTTTTTGACGGGAGAACCATCGGGATAGAACTGTGTCCCATACCCGATGGTATAAGGTTCACCACCTGTATGGGGATCAGGGTATGCCTTTTCGTTAAACCCTTCGTATTTACGAATTAGATTAACGGCATGCGAAAGATCCGCCATGGAAGTAACTACTATTACTTCCAATCATACACAATTTATTTACCTTGCCCTCGACGCAACTTACGTCCATGACTTGCCTTGGAATGCTGGCCGTTACCTTGCTTAGTTTTCTTGGGCTTAGAAACAATCAACAGGGCATTGGACTTGGGCTTAGCCATCGTGTCAAATGAGTAGCTTCTAAAGCTTAACGCATTTAACCGTTACTTTACTCACCACTTAACGCGATGACTCCAGTAACGTGCTGACATTTTATCAGGATTAGGATCCTGGGCATTGTGTCTAGCGTAATACGACTTCTTTCTTGCTTTATCTTTTTCACTCTTTGGGTTTTTACCAGCGCCTTCTACGCCTTGTTGACCAAAGCGTACAATCTTTTCCTTACCTCCTTCACACGCTTTAACCACATGGCTCTTGGTAGCATGTCCAGGGGTACGTTTTGGTTTATTACAAGGCATTGAATCCTTGGCTAATTTTGCAGCTTTAGCTGCTTTCTTCCTTTTATCTGACATAAGTATTAACCGAATAGCGAACCAAATCCACCGCCTCTACTCATATTAAAATAGGAAGGTGCATTTTCATCTTTCTCATCACCAAACATATCAAAGTATTTTAATTTAAGTTGACTGGGTGTTTTACCAAGTTCTGGTACGTCCGTATCTGAACCAAGTGCTCGATCAATCGATGACATTGCAGCAAAAGGATCAGAGAAATCAGGTAATTCAAATCCTAATAAACCAGTTAATCCTTTGGAAGAAGTAGCCTGCCCAACGTCAATTGCACTCAAACTTTTATCTTCTTCCGTTGCATCAGGAAGAAATTCTTTATAAAAATCTGCTTCACTGCCGCCAAATCCTGCGTTCTTAAATACTTTATACAATGCACTGCCACCAGCTGGAGCAGCTACTTGTTCATCAGTATCTCTTTGAATGTAACCATAACCAAGTTGTTCTTGCGTTGGCTTAACCTTTTGTTCGTTTAGCTGTCTAATGTCTTCTCGAATTTGTAAAGCAGGATCTGTACGTAAGATCTGAGCCAAGGCATCTTTTACTTCTCCAGCTGGATCTGTCTTTTCATTAACACCAAGTACTCGCAAGCGATCTTGTAACTCAGCAGGTAAAGCTGCAATATTTAACTTATCTACTAAATCAGCTGCCTTAGCTTCTGCTGATACAAAATCAGCAAATACAGGACTTGGCAAAGAAGCTTTTTGCGCCTCCAACGCGGTCGCAAGGTCACCTTGAATGTATTTTGCAAGATCTTGCCTGGTGTAAGTATCAGGGGCAGGATCATATCCTTTGCCTTTACCAATAACTTCGTAATGAAGGCGAGCAAAATCAGCTTTGTTTTCTAGATCTAAACCATATTCATAAGCTAGTTGACTCCAGGATTTACCATCAACAATAGCAGCGTCACTGTTGCGTGCGTTCCAGGCTGCATCAACAGCTGTTTTTTGTTCAGCGTAGGTTGCTTGTTTTGCAGTTACATCAGTGCCTGTAATTGTTTCAGGATTAAAGTAAAAATTGGCATCAAAGCCACGTGTAACCTGGTTTGAACCAAGGCTATCAATATATGTATTTGCTTGTTTATTAGCGTAATCTTTTAACGCGCTAGACGCAAGCTGTGTCTGCAGGGCGTTTTGCTCATCTTTTGTAACGTCAATATAACTAACAAATTCAGAAATAGATTTAGAAGTATCAAAACGCGGTTTTAAATAATCATTGATGAAACTATTGACAAATTCTTGTTCCAGTTTGTATTTAATATTTGCATCTTCTGGGTTGGTGATCTCGCTCATGTTGCGATATCTTTCTGTTAATGTTTTGTCAAACCAATCTTGCCAGTTGTAAGCAACAGAAGATCCAATACCAAGGCTTCTGTCTAACGTCGCAGATAATCCTTTTTCAACATCAGAACCAGCATTGAACCCAAGAAAACCACCAAATCCTGAATCGCCTAATATTGAATTTTTAATATCTTGTTTTAAAGAATTAACAGATGGCATTCCCATTCCCTGGAAAATATTAGCCATTTGTTCTTTCTTTAATGCCTTACTGTACTCATTAAGAGTTTGTTTTAATACGTCTGCTGATAAGGCGCCAAATGCTTGTTCACCTTGTTTATCAACAAGGCTTTGGGTGGCAAGCGCTGCAAGTGAATCCGGCCTTGCTTCGCTTGTACCAGTGATTGTTTCCCTTAAGATCTGACGCTCTCTATCGGTAGGTGCTCTACCAACTTCTGTATACACTTCAAGATCTCTTGGTTTACCTAGCCTGCCACTTGGTGCACCAACCAGGGTGTAATTTGCATGCAAAAAAGAATCTAAATCAGCGTACTTCTTTGTAATATCAACGTCAGCAATTTTTTGTCCACCAAAAGAAACAGAAGTTGATGCGTTATTCCAGCTAGCAACTTCATCTGGTACTTGCTTTGAATAAAACTTGGCATCAAAGTTAGATAGATCAGCGCCTTGTTTAGTCGGATCCCACTGGGAAATGCCTGAAGCAGTAGCGTAAAAATTTTCTAGTTCCTGTACTGTTTGCTGATCAATGTAATCATTTGGATTTGTATAATTACCCTGGAGCGATTGATCCAGGGATTCCATCAACTGCTTGTAGTTTGTATCTCCAGCTTGTATTCCATTAAAACGCTGCGCAATCTGACCAGCAACAGCCTTCTCATCTTCTGTTGCGTCAGCTGGTAATACAGGAGTAAGTACACCAGCCTTTACGTTAAACCGGATCATGATGCTTTTCTATATGCGTTAAAATCGACGAGGCTAAACTCATCTGGTTTCATCCAGGTTTTTATTCTATTCAACTTTTCTTCACTAAAGAAATCTTGTTGTTTGTACCAGGTTTCCATGTCGGCTGATGCCTTGTTAGCATTGCATCGGCAACAAGCAGGAACAAGGTTGTTCCGGTTAGAACAACCAGATTTAAAGCGAGGAATAATATGATCAAGGCTTGTAGCAACTCCTTCACAATACCCACACTTATTATCCCAAGCTTGGTATATACTTTGTCGGAAACGTTTTTTGGCAAGTTTAGGTGTTAATTCAACTAGCAGGGCAAGCGGCTCATGCTGGTTGCAAAACATACTTTTCTTGCTGTTAATTTATTTTAGTTTGCCCACATATGTAAGGTAACAAGATAAACAGATAAAGCTTTGCTTAAATTGCTTGACACACTGCTGTGCCAGGTTAATTTGTGCCTGTACTCAAAGCCTCATTACCGCATCAATGGCTAAGCATCCGGGCTGGGTTTCAGGTCAACAAGCCGAAAAACTTTTGGGCATCGACCGCAAAACGCTCCATCGCTATCGTGACAACGGCACGCTAAAGCTTGGTCCTCATTATGCAGCGTTCTCTGAAACCCGTTCCAGGGACAGCTTTCGTTGGAATGTAACAGCAGTCAGGAAACACCTGCAAAAGCAGGGTATGATGCCGCTGGCCGCTTAACTTGCCTATAGTGCTTCTTACGGAGATTGTGAGCAAGAAGCAAGTCAGTAATGTTTAATTCAACATTCTGAAAAGCCATTGCTTCATAAAGGGACAAACAAAGGGAACCAAGGCAGCTCTGTAGGTCACAGGGCTGTTTTTCTTTTAGGGAAAAAAGAAAAGCCCACTGAGGATGGACTGGTTTAATCGATCGTTTTTTGGATGGTAATGATATTGAGTAATCTTGATTCCATGTAAGATTTTTCAGTTGTTCAGGCTTAAGGCCATAGGCAGCAACCATGCCATAGAGCCAAGCAACATCTTTTGTTTTTTTCGTGGATGCTAAACGGAAGTACTCATCTACAATCCGCTGATCCAGGGGCGGTTGATAGGTCATGTCCAAATGAGCTGAGTAACCGAACCATATCCAATGGTGGGACCAACTCGCAAGGGTTAAATAAAAGCTTAATAAGTCCAGAGGGACTTAATATAAGTATACATTATTAATTAAGGTGAATATTCATTTCCGTTCTTGTCAAACATAACGAAGTTTTCAAGCAAGATACGATCGGTTGCAAAGTTAAACAACCTTTGTATCATCGGAAAAATCATTGGCGATTGACAGTTATAAGGAGGAACATCCATTTTTGATAAAGCATTCCTGGTCTGCATGAAATCTTTAATGCTTTCCTGTTCCTTCTCTGATTTTGAAACTAACTTTTGCTCCCATTCAGCCATGCTTTCAATCCCTACTGGGAAATCGGATGGTTCAGGTGGGAATACATTATCTCTAAATTTCAATGCATAGATATGTTTGCAGTAACGCAACTCATCTAGGAGTGGGGTCCAGGTGTCGTTAACTGCTGTAACCGTAATTTGTTCAATAGAGTTTGCGTCAGTTGTTTGCGTGACTGATGCGTAATCTTCAAAAACAGGTAAACCTTCTGGAGTTGATCCACGGATAGAAATATTGCTTGTGCTTCTTACATACGTTGCACCAAAATCTGCATATACCCCTGGATTATCTCTTGTTGACCTTCGATCGGTAGGAGCATTATCCGTTACTTCATAGTTCAAACCAAAGTTATCAGGCGATGTAACTTCCAAGGATCTATTTTGATTTGATTTAGTCATGCTGGAGTTATCAATAATTCCATCACGTTTGGTTATTTCAAAACGTCCTGGTTTCAGGGTGGACAAACTTGTGCGTGGAAACTGCCGCCTATTTGAATCACCTTTTGAACTTAGATATGCATATTCCCTACGTGTGAAATCTTGGCAGGTGCAAGAGTAACGCGAACCAGAATTAAGAAATCTCCCTGGAGTAAAGCCGATTGGAGAAGGTGTTATAAAAGCCCCGTCAGGGCTTACCTGCACGGATCCAGCCTTCTTGAAGGTAAGGATACCTGTGTCCTGGTTAATGGCCACTACAACGGCTTGTACGTAGCCGTAGCGCGTTTGTGTGGCTGGGTTGATTGTATCTTGATCAATAATTTCACCACTAACCGTAAGAATACGGTCTTCAAAGATTTCTGTATTAGCTGGTTTTAATCCATTGGGTTCTCCTGCAACAGGAATGTAAAAAGGAGAAGGTAATGGATTAGATGCGCTCCAGGTGCCCGCTAGCTTTACATACCAGAAGTTTGCATCTTCTGTAACTGATTCAATGAATAAGTTTTGACTACTTACTGGATCAGTAAGTTGATCGGTACGAATAGAGCCAGCGAATCTCCAAATAGCCCACTGCATCCCAAGCTCTTTGTTGCTTGTGGGATAACCAACGAAAGCGCCTGAGATTGTAGTCGCAGGGTTGCCACTGGATATGGTGTTAGGTATTTCGTAACGAAAACGATATGTATAGTCGTTATTATAAAAAGTTGCCGTAGCAAGTTCATATCCTCTACGCCAACGAGACCAGGCCGATTCTCTATTTACTGCATAGAGTGAATCAGGTACTGATCCTCTGGAAAATTCTGTCGTAATAGGTTTAACCGGACGAGGATCAAATTTCTTCGCCCGGTCAAAATTACCAAAAGAGCTTCCACTCTTCTTTGGCATCAGAAGAATCCGCCTTGTGCGGTTACGTGAGCACCTGGTGTGTAACCAGAAATATTCAAACCATCAGGGAACACACCAACGTAAATGCGATCACCACGCTCCAGGTAGATGCCTTTGTTGCGTAGAGGCGCAGTGGGACCAAGGCCATTTGTGTTACCTGCGCCAACAACAGGTGTTGCAAGCTGAGGAAGGAGATCAGAGCAATCAACAGTACCACTACCTGCTGGCACTGTTTTTGCAAAGAGTACACGGTAGTCACCCGATGCAGGGATAGGTGTTGTCGTACCACGGGTGTGGTAGAAGACAAAGGTAACGTTGGGTTGATCTCCCCAGGCTACACCGTTATAGAGGAAACCTGAAGAAGATCCGCCTGAGTACTCAAAAGATGTATTAACACCTGTCAGGGTAGTTGCACCTGTATAGGTGTAATAGCCGTAGCCACTTGCAGGAGCTGGAGTAACAACACCTGTTTCAGCAACAAAAACAACTTGACCGCTAACAAGAGAAATTACACTGCCAGATGTGACTGTATTTACGGTGTAATCAGCAGGACGATAGAAGTCATTACGAGTAATGGTAATTGAATCAACCACGCCACCACTGTTGTTATCTTCTTGTAGTGCAGCATCCATATCCACGAGGATAGAGGGTGCTTGTCCACCTTGCACAAAAAGTGTATTGGCAGTAGAACTACCAACAGTTTGAGTGGTTACACGAACCGAATCAAAAAGCGGCCTATCAACCAGGAGCGGTTGCTTGTTCGTGCTAGTACTGGATATTTGACTAAACACCCTGTCTCTGCTAATTTGACAGGGGCCTCCGAAAACTTCTCTTATTCTAATGGCACAAACAATTTTTCAGTGCGCTTGCTGTGGCAAGTTTTATGAGCGCCAAGGGAATACCGCAGCTTGGCATCGTAAGCGTTTGCGAGATAGAGGGTATGTCTATTGCTCAAAAAACTGCGCTTCCTTCAAACATGGTGGGAACAGAGATAAAACACCAGAATACGGTTCATGGTGCGCAATGAAAAACCGTTGCAATTGTATTGGCACAACCCATTATGAACGTTATGGCGCCCGTGGTATAACCTACGACCCTTCTTGGGAAGACTTTACGGTGTTCCTAGCAGACATGGGTAAAAAACCAGATCCCAAGATGGAACTAGAGCGTATTGAAAACGATAAAAACTACTGCAAAGAAAATTGTCGATGGGCTACAAGAAAAGAGCAGACACGCAACCGAGGAGGGAAGCGTGCTACTAGACTTTATACCTTTGAAGGTAAGACAATGTGCATTGCCGACTGGGCTAAAGAAGTTGGAATATCTCCTCAATCAATGCAAAAACGCCTTAATAATGAATGGCCCCTTGACAAAGCATTTTCAAAAGAACGGCATGATGGCAAAGGAGGTAGCCACGTAAAACCCAAATAAAACAAAAAATACAAGAGAACTTGAAGACAATGTTCTACTTCCTTTTTATAGACATTATAAAGGTTATTGACCAAGCAAGCCTAATACTTCTTGTAGGCCAAACGGTTGACGTTGCTGGAATAGTGATTGCATCACTTGTCCTTTCATTGTATCAAGAAAAGAACGGGCTTCAGGTTTTGCCTCTTCTTCACCAGATAAATTAATGTTGATACTGACAGGTAAACCCAGGGGATTTTGAAGCTGTTTCTTTAATTTTCTTTCTTGTTTTTTTGTAAGTTGAGTTGTGGCCCCAAACGTTTGTGTTTCTTGTGGCTGACCAAAAACTTTCTGGAGATCAGCAAGTTTTTTAACAGGTTGGCCGTAGAAACTCTCACCACTTTCGGTGGGAAGAGAAGCCCATTCTGGTGCTAGTGCAGAGGATACACGCTGGCTAAAACCTTCTTTTTCAAGGGTTGATAAACCACCGATAGGCATCAAGCGATTACGCAACAAACGTGTAGCAGCAAGATCTTGATTCTGTGGACCAAAATCAGATAAGCCTAGTGCTTTTGCTTGTCGCTCCCAGGTAAAGGGCATGAATTGGTATGCACCAGCAGCTGCACTTTTATAGCGTCCTCCATCAATAACTTTGTCTGGATGCCGCTTTAGATCAGGTGCCAAGCCACCGCCAAACATGACGCGATAGGAATCGGGTCCGCCACGTTCAGTACCTTCCGCAAAACGAATAACTCGCAATGCGTTCTGGATGGCAGGTCTTGAAACGTAGCTTTGTAGTAATTCGCGTTCTGTCATTTTTATTGCCTCATTCAGCTACCCAATTTGACTGTGCTTTGAGACCAGGTGTAAATACTGTTTGCGTAATTGCAACCAGGGATACAGTGGCTGCTAAGCGTTTAACAAAATTAGGGCAGAGAATCATTGTGATAAAGCAACAACACTGGCTCCCGTGAATCAAAGATTCTTGTCCAGCAGGCTGGTCTTACATGCTACGCAATGCCAAGATATTATTCTTTTGCTTGATTAATTAATGCCTGGAATTTTTTCAATCTTTCTGGATCAACTTCTAGCCCGCCTGCACCGTAAGTAGGCTGCATGTTGACAGAAGGAAGGCCTTGCGGACCACCTAAACCAGGAGGTGGGGTTGGAATCATTTGTGATTGTGCTTGATAACCCATTCCTTGACGTGCTGCATTACCTGCATCTTGGCCAATCAAGGTTTGTTGAATGACATCATATCCTGCCTGACCAGGTTTTACAGCACGTGCAAGACCACCAGGTTGACCATACTTTTGAGCCCAGATTGCCATCCCGATATCTTCTGCAGATTGAATTTGTGCAGGTGTTGCGCCAGGTGCAACAGCAAGTTGACGTTTATCAGCGTAACGCTTTAGTTCAGGATCCTGTGCGGTCAACTGAGCAACACGTGATGCTTCTTGCATGTACGCACGATCTTGTGCACTACCTGGGATGTAACGACCATACATGCCGGTTTCTTGTGCACTACCTGGTGCTGCTACATCAGGTGATGACTGGCCTCTATTGAAACGCAACCCTCGGCCTTGTCCACCTTTGCCTTTTCCCCTGGGCATGTTGATACCAAGGCCTCCGCCGTAAGGCATGGAGCCCTGGCCTAGTTGATTGGTAATGTATTGAAGTTCATTGCTAATTGCATTTCCAGTTTTCCTTCCTAGATCATTCCGTTGGTCTGGGATAATTCCAGGTAAGTTTTGAACACTACGATCTAATAACGAACCGGATTGACCTTGCATGAAAAGTTGAGGACCTGCAAATAAACCCGCGCCCGTGGCTAAATTTCCCCCCAAACCAAACAGGCCTGCTAATTCACGTGCACCAGTAAAACTAGGCATGATTACCTCCAATTCTCCATTAAATACATGCGGGAGCCAACGGCGGTGTCGGCAGGACCAGGTAATGCCTGGATAAATTCAGCACCAGATCTTTCATAACGATATCTGGCTTGGAACGGATCTTTGTAGTTTGGTACGTAAAGAATTTGTGCCAAACGATTGGTTTCGTAGAGATAGATCTCGTCCCAAACCTTTAAAGCTTCCTTTGCATTGCTAGATCTAATCGTACGATCAACGTCACCAGCAATACTTTCCAAACGGGTGGAAGGTGAGGTTGCAACTTCTGTTTTCTTTTCAGCCGTATCACAACGACCAATTTGAATAGCTACCTTATCGTAAAAATACGAATCAGGAATTGTATTCATTGCTTCTTCCAGCCTGGCATAATCACCTGCTGGAACAGAAACCGTGAAGTAGCCCAGGTGATACCGGACTCTACTCTTATCAAAATCAGATAGCTGCACCGTTTATTTCCGTTTGTTTTTTATTATAAATGCACTGAATTAAAAGAATTTGCAAGATAAAACCCCTGGTTGCCCAGGGGATTAATATCCTCAAACTCTGATTAAATCAGCTGCAAGAACTGCGTCCCAATCAACCCTTTTAATCTGTTTTAACTGTTCGAGATTATTAAACCTTTCACCCGATAAGGACATCTGAAGATCTTTAATCTCTCTAGCTGTTTTAAGTCCAATACCTTTAATATGATCAGCGATCATTTGAGGTGTTGCACCATTAATGTTTAACCGATTATCAGGGGGAAAAGTGCGAGGTTCTTCTTTTGCTGCTTTATCTTTTACCTGAAGAGTTTTAACAGTTTTTGTTGCAGCCTCGTCAGGTGTAATTTCAGTTTTATAAGCAGTGAAAAGGCGACCATCCTGATCTTCGACCATAAACCAATCGCCATTATCCCATTCGCTTACAACCTTGACACGTGCACCTGTTTTTTTGTGCTGATAAAGCATCGAAGGAGTAGTTGTCATAAGACCAGTAATTTACTGGTCTTAGTTTAACTTATCTCTTTAATTACGGGGAGACAACACGGCCAAGCAGGTAGCCGTCGATGTCTTCGTAACCAGGAGCAACATCAGGTTGGATGTAGCACACTTCAACGATCAGATAACCAGTGCGACCAGCAGTGGAATCAGCGCTGGAGATGTACCAACCGCCGCCTGCAGTGGTGCCGGTCAGGGTAGTACGGGACTGAACGTTGTAAGTAGTAGCGGCAGTCACTTCGCGGTAAACCTTACCTGCGCTATTACCAGCAGCACCGGTAGCAGTCAGGAGAGGAACAGCGCTGTAAGCAGCGGAACCACCAGCGAAATAAATCTCACCGGGCTGGCTGCCAGAGGTGGTGGACTGCAGGTTTGCTTGGGAAACAGCTGCGCCAACACCTGCGTTGGATTCCAGGCCAGGACCGAAGGTAATGATGTTACCGGTTGCGGCATACACACCAGAAGCAACACGGCCATCACCCCAGCCAGAAGCAACGGAAACAGTTGCGCGATACACATAGGCAGGAAGGGTGCTGCTGCCGGAGATCACCATACCGGTGATGTCAGTGCGGGTATCGTCATTCCGATAAGGGGAAGGAACGATAACACTGCCGGAGGAGATAGCACCGCCACCAGAAGTGTTGGTGACAGGAACGTAACCACGCTGCTGGAAGTAACGGTAGCCAGGAGTTGCCAGCACGCAAGTGGGGCCACCCTTGGAGTTATTGTTGCTGCCGTCATCGTTGGTATCAATGTTCTTGTACCAACCGTTGAGGGGCTCTGCCCAGTTACCTGGGTAGATTTTCTTAGCGGACAAATAGGTCATTTATCTTTTCCAGTAATTTAAATGTATGGATTAATTATCAGACGGTACCATCGTCTTGGATGAAGCTGAACGCGGTGGTAACGAAGTCCTTGTTCAGGATTTCAAAACCAGCATACAGTTGCCAGATCAGGATGATGAAGCGGCTGAAGTCGTCGTTGTTGTTGATGAGCACCTGAGCGTTCGGGCCGCCGATACCAACACCAATCGACTGAGGACCAAAGAAGTAACCTTGGGCAACTTCCTGGGAAGTGTAGGTGGAACCAGCATCGAACGAAGCGTTGACGTTCTTGATGGGGAAGTTGGTCGATTCGAAGAACTTCACACCTTCAAACTGAACACCAGTAGGCATCACCGGCTCACCGGCAAGGAAGTAACCTTGACCAGCCTGGGGACCCATGTAGAAGCTGGCGTTGTTAGGCATCATGGGATTACCCATGTACATGCCTTGGCCAGGGGTACCAGCGTAACGAGCGATCTCACGGAAGTCAGGATCACGACGCAGATGCATCATGAAGACGGGATCGCAAATGCAACGATACAGACCATCAGCGAAGGTAGGAACGTTACGCTTACGCAGATCCTTAACAACGGTCAGAAGGTCAGTACGCACCTGGAACTGCTGAGTTTGGCTTTGGTACTCAGCAACGCTATAGGTGATTTGACCGGAAGCATTCTTTTCCTTGGCACCAGCGAAGTAGTAACCGCCTTGTGTGGTGGAGGCAGCACCGTTTGCTTCTGCTTTGGCAAGTTCATCAATGAACACACGATCACGCCACCGGCGATAATCATCGAGCAGGGTCAGCGAACCAATGCTCTGGTGGAACATGTTCAGGTTACCGGTATCCAGCAGCAGACGCTGGGCGGTAATCAGGGTTTCACGAGCAATTTTGAAGGTGCTGGGCTGAGTGGGATCACCCGGATCAGCAGGGCCGGTGTATTCTTTCAGCACAACAAGCACCTTTTCCTTGGTGATGTTGCGGCTGTTGGCAGTACCAATGGTCTGGTCAGAGATACGCTCGCGGCTATCCTTCGTACCAGGGGTACCCCAGAACTTATAGCGATCTAACTGAACAGTTTGACCGGGCTGACGAGTGAAGTCGTGGACAACCACGGGCTCCACAGCCATTTCGGTGACATAAGCAGGGTGAGGACGATAAAGTTCCGCACCTAAAATCTTTGGAAAATCGTTCTCCTGGTCTCTAGTTTCTTAGAGGGGTGGACTATCTCTTCATCCCTGTGGGATGCCGGACGCTGAATCTGGTATTACGTAACAAGATCGTGTTACCCCCAGTAGTCTCTGCACCTTCCAATCACGTTCTTGATTGGCTTGGCTCAGGATTACCCTCGTCTTTACGTTAGGGCTTCCCTGAATTCATCCGGTTTGCACTCATCAATTGCTTGGTGAGGTGACAACGTTGAGCGTTCAGTTGAGGCGTGCTACAGTCTGGAAACCTGTTTATAAACAACATGAATCCAAAACTTGTTCCAGGATTTGGTAATCTTTACTTAACGGAAGAAGGGAAAGCTTTTGAAAAACAACTTGATCCCGATAATCAAGAATATTTTCTAGAGATTCCTATTAGTTCCACCAGTGTTTACGACCGTATTTCAGTTCTTGTAGATGGAAAGAGAAAAAGATTTCATCTTCACGTCTTGATGGCAATTGCTTTTTTAGGATTAGATCTGCGTTCTCATGGAACCAGTAACTTTTCCCTACAGATTGATCACAAAGATAACAACAAGAGAAATAATCAACTTGCTAATCTTGAGATCGTTACCAAACAAGAAAATTTAACAAGAGCCTGGGAAAACGGTTGTTACAAAAACAATGGTTTTGCCAGTAAAGGAAAGCCGAAGAAATCTTTGAGAAAATTTTCTTCGGATGACGTGAAACAAATTAAATCTTTAAAAGAAGCAGGTCTTTCTTATAGAAAAATTGCTGAAAAATTTAACTGTAATCACGGAGCTATTTACCAAATCTTGAAGGGACATACCTACCAGGATCTGAACTAGCTATCAATGAACACTTTAGTTTATCCTCCAGTGTCAGTGTTTTTATCGGGTGAAAGATAAAGACACATGTGTCTTATCTAAAACAAATTCTAGCAGGTAATAAGCTTTAAGCTTACATATACTGCATAGTAGGTGCTTTATAGCGTGCACCAGGGGAGTTGCTAGACCCGTAGGATTCAGGATCAAGTGCTTGTTGTTGCGGCATTAATGCATTACCAATGCTATATAAGCCTTGACCTGCACCAATTCCACCAAGGGCTCCTAAGCCGACTTGACCAACTTTGGTTGCTCCTTTAGCAATTTGCTCTACAGGAATGTTTGCAGCTGCATCTGCACCTTTAAGCAAGACATTCTGAAGATCTCCTGCCATAGTACCAACAGCACCTGGCCCTTCATAGCGATCTAATCCTGCTGCGCCACTAAGCAGTGCATCTGATAATTTTTGAGTGCCTTTTTTACCTGCTTTTGTTAATTGAGCTGGTACATCCTGGAGGTAGCGGCCAGCAAGCTTAAAGCCGCCTACGCCACCTCCTAATGCACCCAGCCCACCTAAAAGGGCGGGAATCATGGCATCACTCCATTACAAACAGTTTGTTGGAAACCACTTGAGGCTGAGCGTTATTCAGGAGACGCCATGCCTGGCTGGGATCCACATCCATTTGTTGCTTAAAGCTGCCCCAGAAGTTTTCAGGTTGCTGAGGAGCTGCTGCAGTAGGAGGAGCAGGGAATTGACCCAGGGCAGAATCAATCGGTGCGGTTGGATAACCACGGGTTTCCAATTGTGCCTCATCCTCATACACAGGATAGGGACCTTCAGGACCAAAGAACTTCAGCGTGTAATCGCTAAGTACATCGGGATTGGTCAGGATCTCGTTATATGCCAGGTTCTCCTGGTGCTCATTAACACTGAATTCGGCATAGCCATTCAGCAGTTCTTGTGCTTTGCCACCCCAGGCAACAGCACTATCCAGCATATCTTCCAGCTGGAGAGCATAATTATTTAGAATTGCGGGAGCTTCTGTTCCGTACGCGCTTACCACGTTCCGGCTTTCCGGGCTCCAATCCAGGAGATCCGCTACGTCCTCCAATGATTGAATCGAGGAAGTTTGGGAAGAGTTGGGCGAGTAGGCCTGGTTGGGTAATGAGGTCTGCGGAGCCGATTGTTGCGTACCCAGGTTGCTGGGCAGCTGGCCGTAGTTGGCTGGACTGTATTGCGTCGTCTGAGACGGTTGACCCTGGAACGGGGATTGAACTGGTGCGCTCAGCAGATTCACCACCTTGTTGAACGCCGATTCCCATGGGTTGCCCTGGGCTTCCGGTTGGGATTGGGGGGCGTACTGCGTAGGGGCTGATTGGTAGCTGGGGGCTGCCTGTGGTACCGCCTGAGGGTAACTGGTACCCACCTGATACTGGACTGGTGCTGCCACTGGAGCTTGCGCCGGAGCCGGAGCCACGTAGCTGCTCGGAGCCACCGCTGCCGGAACTTGGCTCGTCTGTGGGATCGATTGGACGGTAGCGTCCTGCATAACTCATCTCCTTTTGTAAGGCTTCTAATGTTCGATACAGATATGGTGTTAGATCCAATCTGGGATCCGCAGCCATCGGTAGATCCGGTGCTTGCGGGTGAGGAGTCTGCATCATTCCCCCCACTAGACGAGCAAATTGAGAGTAAGCACCCTGCAATTCGTTCACCATCCTGAATGGGAACCCAGATAGCATCTCGGCTCTTTCCTCATCCGTTTTAGAAGGGAAGAGGTACTTCAGTGCTTCAATGCTATCAACACCTAATTCCTGAAGGTTTCTTACAACAATAGAGTTGTTAAGAATATCTTGCGTGGAATCTTCATAGACGGGACCAAGCCAACGCCATAAAACAGTTAGATCCCCATCAGGAATTAACCCAACAACACTTGGTGGTATTTGTTGAGTTTCCACACAAGCTAACATAAGTTTCTTCAATTGTTCGTTATATTGACTTAATGCATCTTCGTATGCAGCCTGTTGTTCAGGTGGTGCATCATCAGGTAATTCAACTGGTTTCTCCATACCAGCAGCAGCCGCAAGTGTTGTTTTAAACAGTTGCTCTTCTTGATAAATAATAAGTTCTAGACAACGACAAATACCGTGGGTGTAAATGGCGTTTGCTTTCTTCTTTGATGTGGCGGCAACGCGGCCAAACAATGATTTGTATTCAGTTGCAGTAACACCTGCAGAAATTGACAACTCATCCACGCCACCAAGAGCGGTACGGATCTCTTCCCGATACTGACGGGCAAATGCGTTTTGATCACCTGTAATAGCATCTGGAACAATATAACCAACACGATCGTTTGGTTCCAGGTTTGCAATAACTCTTGGAACCCTGATCTGACCATCCATGCCACGGCTGACTGGATCAGCTTTAAACATGGAACGGCTCATGGGCGAAGGGCTCATGAAACCTGAGTTAGCAGCAATAGAGGGCCGTTGAACGGACATATCACCACCTGCTTCCATCAAATCGGTTTTAGGCCGAGAAGAAAGCAATGTTGGATTACCAAAGAAGGTAATGTTCTTGCGCATCGTGCGCATTAAATCATCATGGGTGCAGATGTGATTTGCCATGTGGTCAAATTCACCCACCCCTTCATTGGAGAAGCCTTGGGCATTGTTGATGATCTCAACGCATGGAATAAAACCAAGACTATTTTTTAACTTCTTTGTATTGCCCGTTAGGGCATAAGTGGGCATATCAAAATTTAACTCTGCATCAGAATGAGTTTCTTCAATTTCTCTTCCTTTAATGGATAAACGAATATAGCGTTTTGCTCCAGGGCTATAAGTACTTTGTGTACCTGAAATACTCGTCGTATTAATTGCTTCGCCGAAACCGTTGCCTTTACGTACCTTATAGCTATAGATGATTACAACCTCATCAAGTTCGCCATCAACGTTGTAATAGGCACGATATTCGTGATCACGAAAATAGTAAAGCCGATAGTTCTGTTTGGTTGGCCGAATGTAAAAAAGACCTTTTCCATCACATAAAAAGTATTCCCAGATGGAATCCAAACGGGTATCAAGCTTGTTGTACTTTAGTACGCGATCGATAAAGTCCTTTCGTTGGGCACCAAAGTTATCCTGGCCTGCAAAGAATTCAACTCCTTGGCGAATGCCAAAAAGTTTCATTTGTGCTACGTGGGACGCAACAATGCCCGTATCAACAACAATGTTGCTATCTTTATCCAGATAGGCATTGATAATTTCTTGAAGCCGGGCTCTAGCGTCCGCCATTAATTATTCTCCTTTTTTAAATAGTAGCAGTTTCAGGAGACAGTTTTATTCTGGAATCCCATCGGCATTTGTGTCATTGGCATGGTCATCGAACCAGCGTTGCCCATAGGTGCCATGCCCCCCATGCCAAAAGCTAAAGGAAGTTGCGGTCCACCGGGCATGATTCCACGGCGACGTAGTTCTTCATTTAGTTGTTGATTCTGTTGTGTGCCGCCTTCATATAATCTTTTCAGCTGCTCACCAGAGCGTCCACCAAGGGCACCTGCGCCACGGTTGATATCAAAGCTAGGGTTACCAGCCATCATCATTGGGTTCATGCCAGGGTATGCTACTTGGCCTGGAGCACCCGGCACATTTTGATATCCACTAAAACGCATTTTTAATCATCTCCAATTTTTTTATTCTAATCCTCTATAACTTCATATGCATTGATGTCATTCAATTTAGTAATGACAATGCCTTCACCACGAAAATCATAATTTAAAACATCGCCTTCTTGCCAGCCAAGGTCTTCTAATACCTCATCGGGAAGCGTGATGAAACAATCACCGTTATCATCTTCTTGTACTTCGATGACGTAAGTCATTTTACTTCCAGTAGTTTTTCAATTAGTTTATCAAGCTTTGTGTTGATTTGACTAAGATTGTCATGCATCTGTTGGATTTCTCTAAGAAAATCAACTTTTAATACGTATTCCAGGGGCATACGCTTCACGTCATTTTCCAAAATGTCAATCCTTCTTTTTTGCGAGCCAACATAATTAAATACTTGTTGGATCTGTTCTGATTGACGGCCAAGTATTTTAGTTGCCATCCATCCACCGCCAGTTACAGCAGAAACAACAGCTGTAATGCCGATTGCAATATATTCAGGTCCCACAATAATATTGGTATTTTTTTCTATTCTAAAAGTTAGTAATCAACCTGAAGCTTACCTTTCCGCATTAATCCGTTAATCATCCAAACCAACGCATCAACACAGTCATCATGACTGCTAACACCAAAGTTGGTAAGCTCTTCAAACATTGCAGTGAAGTTGCGGTAACGATTGAAGATAATCTTGCGATCTTCAAACAACCCCATGCAACCACGGAAACGTGCCAACTTATCTGCACGGAATCCTTTGACAGGATGCCAATTTAAGTTATAAAGATTTTCATTGTTTAAACAAACGCGTTTGAAGTCGGCCTCCAGTGATGCCTGGTACTGCACAGCTTCCGAGTAAATATCACAGGTGGAATAAGTAGGAAAGTAATTACCTTGTTCATCGCGTCCAAGGATGGACCAATCATTAAGTAGTTCCTTGAGGGCATCAAGTTTTTCAAGGTTACCCATTACTCGCAATCTGCGGTAATCAATAACGTGAATGCGATCCTCGATGCGACCACCCAGAACCATAACGGTATAATCATTTTTCTCTTTCGTACCAGCAGATAGGTCAACCCCTACAGCAAGCGTGTCAAACTCCGTAGAGATCTCAGCTTTAACAATAAGTTCTGGCGCCAGCGACAATTCATTCTGCCTGACGATTTGATTCATGTACTGGAAAGAAAAAGCAATAGGTGCTTGTCGTTTCTTTTCCTTTAAATAATCCAACGACCACATATCTGGCCAGTATGAAACTTCATCCCCTGTTTTGGGATCAGTAAGGATTGCAGATAACACGATCTGCATCCAATTGTTTTGTGGGTTAAAAGTAGTTGAATGAATATCGTCATGTCGGAAGCGTGTACCAAGGCAGATGGCACGTGCTCCTTCAAACATGGTTGGTGCAATCACTGCATTCCAGTTATCCTGCATCTGTTTACGGATATCTGGATTAGCAATATCAGCTGCTGATTTAATTGCGTCATCAATGATTACCAGGTGAGAACGTTTTGATGTCACCGAACCTTTGAGGCCCGCTGCGCATAAAGTAAATTGCTCTTCACCTGTGGTATCAATACCAGCAAACTTATGGTCAATAGACCAGTACTCGTTACTGGTTACGTTTTTGAGAAGGCGTACTTTGGGGAAAACTTCTTGATATCTTTTGCTTTCAATGATTCGTTTGATGGTTGCTGACTTGGAACGAGCAATATCAACCGTATAAGAAAGGTAAAGAATTTGTAGTGGTTTCTTTGCCATGGTGTGTACACCAATGGCCCATGCAGTAAATAATCCAAGGATGGTTGATTTAGCTGAACCTCGTGGAGCCAATAGATCAATATTGGGTCCAGCAATCTTTACTAAACAACTACTATCTTCTTGCGTTACAAAGTGCCGATGCCATTCTTTATGATGTTCGGCAGGTGGTTTATCTGCTACATACTCACAAAAGAAACCAAAATCATCCCTTGCTTTTTCCAGGGATTCAAGGTTTCGTGGAACTCTAATTTGTTGCCTGCGTGCAGCAGCTTGTGCATTACGTCTATAAGCAAGATGTTGATAAGCAGGCACAGTTAGTATTCATTCGTTATAAATAAATACTAACTCATTCGTCGTCCTCGTCCTCTTTCTCGTCCTTGCCCTTGCGATTCTTCTTCTGCTCCTTGTACTTCTTCGCTTTCTCTAAAGCGGCCTTCCGCTTCTCCTTGTCCGACATCTCGCTGCCGTCCTCTTTCTTGGCCTCCTTCTTCTTGAAGTACTCCAGAAGCTGAGGCGGCATTTTGTTCTTGCTCATTTTCTTTGTTATCTAATAAGGCATTCATTACCTCTTGACCACGAGAAACCTTGGGATCAAGAGGAGTAGGTTTCTTGATACCAGCAGATTGTTCGCGGTTTTTATTTAATTGACGAACAACTTCGAATAAACGTCCGGCAATATTTTCTCCATATTCTGGAGGTTGCGGAGGTGGTTTTCTCATGTTACCAGTCTACGTGAATTATTCTTCTAGCTGCATATGGGACCAAACACTCATTGATGCTTCTTCCAGTGGAATTTCAATTGGATCATCTTTGAAGATAGTAATTAGTTCACGGATGGCACGATCAGCACCCGCCATCAATAAACCTTTTCTATCCTTGATAGAAGTAGAAAGCTCAACTTGAGCAATAGTGCCACGTAATTCTTTTTGCATTGATGCAATACGTGCTACACCAGCATCACGTTTGACAAGACCATTATCAACATCCTGCCTTAGCTTACGGATGTCTTCTTGCATCTCATCAATTTCATACAACAAAACCTTCCTATGGTCAGGTTTTGGATAATTTTTATTTAACCAGTGGTCACAACCAGTGATGCTTCCGTTGTAACGCAAAAACCTGGCATAAAGATAACATTCAATTACAGAAAAGTTCTCTGCGCAAAAAGATTTAAATGCTTCTTCAGTTGGTGAATCTAAATTGTCTAGCCAACGATCGAATATCTCAATATCGATATGCTCGTTGTGCTTGGCCGTAGTCACGGGCTTCGTCGCTTTCGCCGAAACGCTGTGATTGCTCTGCAGACTTTCTTTGTTCTTCACCTGATTTACCAATAGTTTCCCTTTCTTGGGTACCAGCTTCCCTCATCTTTTCTTTAGATGAGCCAACAGATACATCTTGGAAGATCTTAACAGCTGAAGCAGCTTTACGCGCTTTATCCTCATCGAAGAATAAATCATACGGATCAGGATTTTCCGCGCTTTCAAAATAAAACGGCTCTTCTTGCATGGTTAATTTTCCTTCTGTTTATCTGTTTTCTTTTTGGGTTCTTCACCAAAAGGATCTTTGCTGTCCGTAGTGCCAGTAGATCGTTCACGGTTAATCTTATCCTTAGCGTAACGGTAAGCAACATCAGCTGCTTGCCGATAACGATTTAGATCAAATTCTGCACCTGAATCTTTATTGTCTACTGGCATTATCTACGTAGAGCTATTGATTTATTTTAGATCAGAAATTGCCCATCATGCCAGCAAGACCTGCGGCAAAGGTGTCGCGCTGACGTGCACGGTTCGATTGAGCAGCCTGACGCATTTTAGAACCTTCCAGGCGGCCAAGGAGAGTTTCAAAATCCTGCAGTTCGGCACGGCTCATACCACCGCCGTATTCACGCTCTGCCTGTTGGCCAAGAAGTTGTTTTGCCTCTGCTTCGTCCAGGCCCTGTGCACGAAGTTGCCCAAAGGAAGCACGTTTGCGATTGGCTGCCTGAGGAAGGTTAATAGAGTAAGACATAAAAATTACAAGCTCTACAGATTAATTTTAATGCACTATTTTTAATTCACCTATAAAAAGATGTTAGAAACTCTTGGAAACGACGACTTTTTAAATCGCGGCTCCTGTTTGCACGGTTTCTAGGCTTGGAGCCACCACGGCCACGGCCTCCCATAGGACCACGGTCATCCACAATGGGACCACGTACATTTTGTAAATCAGCGGCAGTCATAGAACCACGACCACCCACAGGACCACGGTCATCCACAATGGGACCACGTACATTTTGTAAGTCGGCTGCGGTCATAGAACCACGACCACCCGTATAAGCACCTCCTCCCATAGGACCGCGATCATCCACAATGGGACCACGTACATTTTGTAAATCAGCGGCAGTCATAGAACCACGACCACCGCCTGAAGATACACTAGAGGGAGGCCTGCGGCCACCTCTAACGTTGCTGCCCCTGTCCCACACAGAACTAGCTTGCGAAGATGCAAACGGATTAATACGCATTAGCCTAAAACAACTATTTATATTTTAACGTTAGAAATTAAATGCACCCATCATGCTTGCAAACATTTGGGAACCACGTTGGATGTTAGCAACTCTTCTATTACCCGCGTTAACAATCTTCTGTAAGTCAATTTTTCCCTTGTATTCAGCTTCTGTTAAAGGGATACGGTTGTCAACTTCGTACTTTAAACGTTCGGTTGCACTATCTTCCTGTAATTTTGCAATTGCTTTACGCGATGTCCACTCTGCAACAGTCTCGGCAGCATCCAATGTAGGTCCAGTTGCATCTACTCCAGGGGCATTGACTCCTCCAAAGTTACTGCCACCTCCACCTCCTCCTGTAGTAGAAGATGTATCCTGAATAGGCTCTACTGGAGTTGGTACGTATCTATCAGCTGCCGCATTCTGTTCAACTTTTCGTGAAAGATTTATATTTTGGCTTACTGCTTTGTCATAAACATCAGAAATCGGAACGCCTAAATCTTTTGCAATACGATTGATTTCTGCGGCACCAAGCTGCTTGCCTACGCCTCTTAAGGCTTTACCAATACCTCTTCCGGCCATTTCTACTCCTGTTAATTAAACTATTCTAGGTTAATTACCTATTGCAGCATTCATTGCATTTGCAATTTGAGTCATGGCGCCAGTGTCAAACTTAAAGGTGCCACGCTTGAGATAACCCTCTTCATCGCGCCCCATGGGTCCATACATTGATTCAAACAAGTAATCTTGCTCTGTTTTAATTTTACCCATGCCTTCCGGTGATGCCATAAGAGTATCACTAAGGAATGCAGAAAATGCACCTGGATCACTAGGACTAATGCGGCGTGCTCCAGCAAGACCTTTAAAGCTTTCAATCTCATCAAAGGTTGGTGTACGGCCTAAGAGCGTTTCGTAGCCGCTTTCAATTAAAGGATCAAGAGAGCGATAGCGTCCTGGTTTAACTCCACGAACTTTTTTGCCTGCAAGTTTACGTGCCGCTTTTTGTGCCTTACCTGATTTCCAGCCATATACATCCGCTTCAGCAAGGAAAGAAGCAGCTGCAGATTCAGGAGATTCTTGGCCTAATTTGATAGCTTGTTTGTAACCTTTAATAAAAGGCCTCTTTCTGCCGCCTTGATAACGACCTAAGATACCTTCAATAATAGATTCATCACCGTACATTTTAATTACCCGTAGAAAGAACCAGAAGTAAGTCGTGCCATTGCAGGGCCGTATTTACCTGCCATCTTGTCAAACGTATCCATCCTTCCTTCAAAACCTCTTGCTTGTTTGTAAGCAGGAGAATTCATTAAAGCAATTTCACGCTTAGTGTCTTTGAAATCAAGATAACGAGGAAACTCCTGAGCAAAAAGCTGGCTACCAAATGCATATTCCCTATCTTTCTCCATTTGTTCACGGGCTGCACTAGCAGCACGAGAACCACCAAATAATTGCCCTGCAGTACCAAGGGCGGTTAAACCTAATCCTGCCCAGCCAATTGGACCACCTAAAGCTGCGCCTAAACCAGCTAGGCCACCTGCTGCACCTGTAGCACCTGCGGCTGCACCGGTACCTAAGGCAAAAGCATTTGTAGTTGGCGCTAAAAAACTTGCAGCCGCTAATGGTGCCGCCATGATCAAGCCCTCCCTAATCTTGTACGAATACTAGAACCAAACGCTGGGCGCTGGCTGCCGTAATTACCAAAAGTTGTTGGCAGCTGTTGTGTTTGACCCGCAAGCGCTAATAAAGGAATCTCTCTAAATCTATTTACAGCTTCCCCCATTTTACCAAGGGAGGCAATACCCTGAGCGGCCAAGTTTTGACCAACCGCAGCTTTTGCTAATTCTGCACCTTCTGCCCTGCGGAAGTCGCTAACTGCCCCTAATATTTCTTTAATTTCTTCTGGACTTTGTTTTTGATTTTTCATTAAATCACCAAAGAGAGAAATATTAAGTAAATCACGTTTGGCTTCGGTGTCATCTTCTAGGCCATACTTGGCCAGTACGTCCATGTAACTACCTGCCAAAGTGCCTTGTTCAGGTAAAATGCCAGGTGTACGCGTTTGTGGAAAAGATGGAAAGTCCACTAATTCACCAAAAGAAACGCCCCTATTGAGATAGGGATTTCTAAATACTTGCTCCCGGATAAGCGGGCCTTGAGAAACTAATCCTGCCATAATCAACCAAACCTAATTTGAGGAGCTTGCATTACAACATTTGAGTACGGGTTACTAGTTAAAGCAGTCCGTACAGTTGCACCTGTTTCGGCTTGGGCTCCACGGGCAAGTGCGCCTGCATTTGCAAGCATGCCCTGCTGGAGATAACCTTGATTTTGTGTATTAAGTAAAGCTTGCTGACGAACAAGCGCTGCATCGTTAAGTTTATTAATTAAGGGAATATTCCTTTGGAGATCAGTAAACTGTTGATTGCTTATTGCTGCCAGAAGATCAGTCGTTCCGCTAAGGTTAACACCCATGCGCTCTTGCGCAAGCTCATTTTCAAACTGTGCACGTTTACGTGCTCTTGCAAGTTCCGTACTTAAACTTTCGCCACCAGTTGTTGGTTCACCTGTGACCTTTTGGCGTACAGCTTCTGCGCCCTTGGCAGCAGCACCGGGAAGGATAGCGCCTAATCCCATCAAACCTAAACCAACTGCAGTGCCAGCAACACCTCCTTTGCCGATCATGGCCTGACCCGTACGGCCAATCATGCCAGTACCAAGTGCAGATAGACCAGCTGGTGCAAGTGCAGCTACTGCGCCCAGGGGGCGACCTTCTTGCAGCTCTTCAAGTGAAGTACCTACAGCTGGTAAGGCGGCACCGGCAATTAAAGCGCCTCGGCCATATTTATTTAAGAAATCTTGTGCTCCTACTCTTGCTCTTTGTAAAGGTTGTTCGTAATACGAAGCTGCAGCACGTGGATCCCGCAAGGTAGCAAAACCTGCCGTCAAAGGATCCCATACAGCTAATTGTCCGCCTTGCGGGATACGTTCACGTGCCATTACATTCTAACTTTCTATAAAATAAATTCTATCATTGCATCATTTCATATTGAGCAGTTGTTGGTAACTTTTGCTCAACTGGTTTAGCTGCTAGCGTTGCATTTGCAATATTACCTGCAATTACACCTGCACCACCACCAAGTACAGCGCCTGCTAAACCACGACGGAATGATTGCTTAAGTATTGGTGCACTACGTATACCTGCAGCTGCGCCAGCAATACCACCAACCGCTGTAGTAACAGAAGGAATAGTTACAGGATAGCCAACGACCCTTGCCTCTGGTACACCTTCTAAGTTTTCAGATGTTCCTTTAACTAAACCAGCAAGAATACCTTTATCTTGATAATAGTTTCTTAGGTAGTTACCGTAACGCTCAGGCGTCAAAGAAGGGATATCTTGTTTTGCCGTTTCATACTTCAAGGGTCTACCAGTACGTCCCAGGAAGAAACGCTCAAATAACTCTGGCACAGGTTGAGTTGTTTCCCTGCGATCTTCTGATCCAGGTTCAGCATAACTCTGCGCATAACCCTTTGGCCTAAACATTTCACCTGGATTAGTGATGTCATATGCACCAGCCAATGCAGTTGCCGGTACAGAGATTGCTGCGCCAATTAATCCAGTTTTAGTGGGGCCAAGTTCTCTATAAGCTTCTTTACCAATAGCAAGTTCAGCACCTGCACCAAGAATTGCTAGGGGATGGTTATAACGCCAATAGATACCACGCGTTCCATCGTTTGTTAAGTCGGTAAGTAATCTTGCACCAGCAGCGCCAACTGCTTGTACTGGCGTTTCTTTTAAGCTGACACCAAGTTTATTTAATTCATCTTGATACAACCCACGCATCTTTAAGACGCTTGGATAGTACTCGCCTTTTTGATACGCAGCTTTACTTGCTTCTGCGCTTTTACGTGCGCCAGTTTTTAGGTCAGTTAATAAGTTTTGAAATTGTTGAAACATGTCGATCACCCAAGTGCTTGTTGAATTAACTGACGATCTTGTGGATTTAAATAATCCATCCAGCTGGTATTAGGTGACATTGCACTTGACAACTGGTCATTCAATAATTGCTGAAAACTTTCTTGTGTAGGTAACCCAGCCATCTGGTATTGCGTACCAGGAGATAACATCATCTCTTGGTCATACAACGGAAGCCTGTTCATTAAAGAACGCTGTTCAACCTGTTGCGCAATTTGTAGGCTTTGAGAAGGTTCTAATACATTTGATACCAGTGCGCCAGTGCCAATCGAAGCAAGGATGTTGACGGGCGTTTCTGCACGACTAGTTTTATTAATCGTTTCAATCTTGCCAGTATCTAGATTTCTTACTTTTTTAGATGAATAAGAACCAGGGCGTAATGCTCTGACTCCAGCAACAGAGGCACCGGAAGCAAGGGTATCGGCCAAGCCATAACCTAAAGCAGCTAGCGGACTAGATCCTGTTAATAAAGAAAGTCCACCCGTAAGGGCACCACTGGTCAAAGCAGGTCCTGCAGAACTTTTTGCCGCATTAAGTAAACTAGAAAATAACTTACCTTTACCCATGATATTTATCTTTTATTAGTATTATAAGCCGTTAGGCTTCCTCATCTTTTTTGATGTCTTCACCATCTTTTGGTTCTTCACTAAGAAGAGAAGCAACAGATTGATTACCCTCTGCTTCGTTTAATGCACGCTTCTCTGCTGCAGCCATCATGTAACCCTTAGGATCAGGATTACGCATACGTGGCATAGGACTTGAACTTCTCTTATCAGGAGCTACGGTCGGACTAATGCGATATGCTTCCACCCAAACGGGAGAGAAACCAGGTTGATCCTCTGGACGTAAAGGAGTTAATGCACGTCCTTCGTTAAAGTCATAGCTTTCCTTACGAACAAAGCGACCGATATTAGCAAAAGCCTCATACTCCTCTGGTACATCACCAACGAATTGAAGGGAGGGGTTATGTTTTAACTTACGTGTTTGTAAACGATTTAATAAATCAGATTGTTCAAATCGGCTTGGTACCCAGGGTGGTGCACCAGTGGATGCTTTAACTGCAAAGGAGTCATTGAAATTAACGTTCCTTTTTTTGACAAAAGGATCCTTAGTGAAATCAATGTAACGATCTAATGCAAGCCGATGATCTTTAGCCATTGTCTTTAGCTTTCTTGCGTTGCTTTAACCCTACCAGTGTTTTGCGTAGCCGTGCTTGTTTCACAGTTTTATCATCGTACTTATCAGGATTTGATAGTACATTTTCTTGTAACTGGGCAGTGGTAATCCCTTTACGTTTGGCTTTAGCAGTGAAGGCACCTTCCTTCATCTCCATGCCTTGAATCCACTTTTTATCTTTCTTTTTCTTTTTATCAGCCATGATTAAACATTAAAACCGCGTTCGCGTAAAATCATTTGCGGATCTCTTCCTTCAATTGTAGCCCTACGAGATAACTCAGAAGCCAGTAAAGATTGTTTTACTCTTTCGCGCCGTGCTTGTTCTTTTTGTCCAGCAACGCGCATTGTACCTTGCGGTGCTTTTTCAATAAAAGATTGTAATTGCTGAGAAGAAAGCTCATTAAAATTAGCGCCTCCCTTTTGTTTTTGTTTGAAAGGCATCTCAGTAGGTGCACGCATTGCAGTTTTTGTATATGCACCGGCAACTCTTTCTTGTTCTGGATCATCAAATTTCACGATTGGACCAGACGCAAAACTTCGTTCTTCTCCATATATACCGATGCCCCCTGGGTCTCCAATCGGTACAAAGTAAGTTCCTCCTTCTGCTGTTTGAACTGCTCGCATTCCTTTCGGAGCATACTCTTCTTTTAAACCTTGTTTTAACTGTTCGGCACTTGCAAGGCCGGGGGCAAAAAATTTAGGTCGTGGTTGAGAGGCTTGAGGATCTCGAATAAAACGCGTATAAGTAGGTTCTTTTGATTCAAAAACTATTTCGGTAAGTTCTTCGCCAGGAGAAACTGTTACAGTTCCTCCTTCATCAATAAAAACAACATCTTCTGTTACAGGAGCCCCAAGAGAACTTAATCTTGGCCTTGAGTCATCAGGCACATTTGGTATGCGTGAACGACCTCGGATACTGGTACCAGAAGCTGCTTGACTTACGCCGGACCCAGGTGTTTCTCCTACGTTTTGAATCGATTTTAAAGATTCTCCCTGAACACCAAGAAAGGCACCTGTTTGTTGTTGCCTTGGCTCAAATGTCTGTCCTTTAAGAGCGAATTTACCGATTAAAGGATCAACACCAAACAGACGTTGTTCTGTGCCTGTTAATTCAATTGTCGGATCTTTTAGTAAAGAAAGAGCACGCGAGGGCTCAAGTTGAACTCCTTTTTCAGCAGCGCTACCAATTAAATCATATACTTGATAGTCAATATCTAAAAGAGGTTCCCGTTTTTGTTGTATTTTTCTAAGCCAAGCTTGTGCTTTTTGTCCTTGATTTTCTAGCTCTTCTTCAAATGCCCACATTTGAGATTGTGCATCTAAAAGATTTTTTCTTTGAGTTGCACGTTGGCTAAACTCACGGAAGCCTTCTGTTTGATCGACAGGAATACCATCTGCAGTGATAGATGTAGCTGCATCTGCACTGCCAAGTTGACGAACAACGCTATTTACTTGAGAAGAATCAAGATCTTCATTGCGTTGAACGCCACGCATCGTGCGACCTATCATCTGATCTTCACCAGATTGCAAGGCACCAAATGCCTGTTGAGAAAGGGATTCTTGACGTAATTGCGCGAGATATTCATCAGCTTCTGTTTCAATAGCAGAAGCAATACGCATTTGACGTTGTGCTTCACGGCCTAGTTCAGCGCCCTCTTGACGGCGTTGTTGAGATACAAGTTTTTTAAGCTCTACGTCGTTAATTAAATTTTCGACAGCGGCTTCACCGCTAGCAGTTTTACTAAAATCTAGGAAAGATCCAGGGGTTCGTGCTACTGATAAGTCAGTCCTTTTATAAGGCAGCGTTGGTTCACCAAGAAAGTTTTGAAGATTTTGCTGGGCAGAGATAGGTCCTTGAATAAGTGGAGTAGGGGGGCCAGCTTCTCCAGTCCATGGATCACCAAAGGGAAGCGGTCTATCAGTTTGAGTAAGGTCAGTTAAATCAACCGTTGCTTGTGGGATTGCAGTTACTTTTGAAGGCGCTACGCCCTCACTAGAGGGTGGGGTGCCGGGGGTGGGCGGCGCAGGTGTCCTAGGCGCAGTAGTACCAGAAGTCCGACCAGTGGCCGCCTGACGAACGATACCTAAATCACGTTGAGGTGTACTTTGGGTCTTGGTACCACGGGCAAATCTTCTTGTTCCTGCGAGTGCAGCACCTAATGCACCAAGGCCTAATACCGTACCGCCAAGAATTGCAGGAAGATTTGACTGTTGTTCGGGTTGTGTAAGTTGCCCACGACGGAATGCAAGTACCTCAGGAGCTAATTCGGCCCGTTCCTGCGGTGATTCTGGGTATGGAGCACCAGTAGCACGACTATATGCAGCAAAATCAGCAGGAGATAGGGCCATGAGTAGATTATTTGCTATCGATTAACCTGATATTTGTATTTTAAGGCAATAACGCAAAAAGATATGCGGTAAAGTAGTAATAACACAAGAAATATCCGTAGATTGCGTTACGATGAACCCAAAGAACCGGGCTGAGCGCATTATTGCGTTAGAAGCAATTGAAAATGAAGCGAAAAAGCTTGCAGATAGCGGTGGTGATGAGATTGATGTACGTAATTTTATCTCTGGCGCACGCGAAGAGCTAGTAAGGCAACGTCCTGATAAAGAATCTTATTTTGAAGCAGCTGTTGCTGCAAAAAAATCAAAAGATTCCCGTAGATGAGAGTTTAATTAGAACTTAATTAAAACTTAGTTAAAGGCCGGGGAAAAAGACCCCGGCTTTTTTGTCTATTAAGTTGGGCAAATCCCTTGGTATGACTACAATTTTTCGTTATTAATTCGTATTTTAGACAATTTTAATTATTAATTCGTGTCACGTAGCTCCAGGGACCCATCCTTTGTTGCGGGCGGCGGCTCCTTATAGGTCAAAAAAGGATAAAAAATTTTCTGACGCTTCTGTAATACCCCGTATGCCGCGAGATGTGTATAGAAAAAAAGAAAGAGAGGGTGTGGTGAGTATAAATGGTTAGTTTAATGAATGAGAGGGCGGGTTTATAGGAGAATTTAGATGAAAGTAACCTGCTGACGTTAATTTACCCTTGAAATGTCAGCATTTCCTGACTTGCGCTCATTATTGGACATCTCCGCGCTACACCTTTCGCCAGAAAGAACAGTTTGTTGTTTAATCACTGCAACAAGCAGTGAATTATACCAGAGTTAATACTGTTTTTAGTTAGGTATTACGTCGAGCTGGACGTTAAACGTAGCACAATTCAATCGCATTTCACCAATGAACATCGACCAAGCTAATCGTTTGGAACAGCTCATGCTTCAGTTTGCAGATCTTGTACGTGAAGTTGATGATTCTCAACTGACGTATTTATTTGATGAACTGATTAATTACATGGGCAACGAAGACAACTACGATTTCATCTGACCACAAGCGTGATGCCGGGGGATCAAATCCCCTGGTCAGGTATTGCCACAATCCCGTGGCATCTACTTTACACCATCATGACACTACTCGAAATCGCTAACAAGGTTATGGCAAACGATGAGCTTGGTTCCGTACCTGTGTACGGTGCCGATGCTCAATGGTTTGTTAACCAGTTCCAGGAGGTGATCAGGCTTCATCCCGAAGCGGAAGCTTGGGATGAGCATAAGATCTACACAGCTATGTGTTTTCTTTACCTCATGGATCCTGAAGATTTCATCAACTGATCCGTTAAAGCGGGAGGCAGGGTGCAATCCCCTGCCCAGTTATTGCCACAATCCCGTGGCATCTATTCAACTAAAGATCATGGAGCCCCTCATCTATCAACCCTTGGCTGAGAAAACGTATCGTGTCACATGGTACGGCAGTAAGAATCAAATCCATTTCGAGAAGTGGTGCCTAATAGCAACACCTAACTTTGATGGCCCATACGAGTGGATAGCCGTTGACACTCGTACATTAATGGAAGGCTTGCCTACTGGTGCCAAAGAACTTCACCAGGAGATGGAGGACTACTACAACTACGGCATCATCATGGAGATGGAATACATCCAATCTCTTATCCACTAGATTCCTGCACTTAACCCTACTTACGTAAGTGAGTGGGTTTTCTGCAGGATTCACATCCTGCATCAACCAAATCAATTCACATGGAGAACCATGAATTATCTCACTCTCATCCACCACCTCGACACAGCAGTACAACTGGCAAGTAAGTTGTATGCACTAGGTGGAGAAATCTTTAGCATCACAGCGATGCTGTGGTGCTTGAACATCATTGCTTCAATGATTAAGAAGACATACCAGGCAGGTTATGCCATTGGTAGCTTCTATCGTCAGTATTTACATCAACACTGTAAGTGGGTAGCAATCCACTTGGTAGCACTCATTGTGTTGATCATCCAGATGTTCTGGGAAGGTTGCATCTACATGTACCAGAACAGACAGAAGTATTACAAGGTAGTTAACGATATCAGGAATGACATTGGTATGTTGTTTGCATATCGTTACCTCATCAACTAATCACTGGGCATCCACATAATATGTGTGGTGTAAGTCCCAGGGATTCCAAATCACCTCAATGAAACAGATCGTACGCCTGCGGAGGAACCTCTTCGTGACCATTGATTCTTATCCCGAGTCCAATAAGACTCGATGGGATGATATTGCAGTGGGAGCACTTGCAATCATCCTTGCTGCACTATCAGTACCTGCATTGTTAGGTATTGATATCACCAATCCCAACCCACAACACACTTCTTGTCATCATGAGCATTCACGTAGCGTTAATCTCTGACTACGGTTCCGGTATTTGGCATGTCTATGGCGAAGCACAAAGCTTTGGTATGTTCGCATGTCAACTCGAAGACCTGGGTTGCCAGGTCATCGAGAATCAATCGGATGAATGGGAGGGATGCACCAAGGAAGAAGTAGAGGAGGATGCGTGTTCCATTGCACAACTCCTCGCTGATCCTAGGTTCACACCACATATGTAGCGTGTGACCTGACCTCAGACTCTATACCTAGTACTTGTCTTTGGATGAGTACTAGGTATTATTTCAACGCACCTAATGCATCCCATGGAAGCACTCAGTCAAGTTGATGTTTCAAAACCAGATCACGTCAGTGTGATTACCAGGGATAACAAGGTGACCATCTCAGTTACAAAGGATGGGCAATCAGTTACCCTAGGTTTCCAACTGTTGAAATCAGTTGGTAATCAAAGTAAGCAACCTGTTGAGAAGGTTGATCTACTCGACTTGTTCTCTTCCCCCACACCCCCGAAACAGCCGACACCACAGGCAAAAGCTGTTAAGGTAGATCCTCCAAACATTAGCCTAAGGAAGCGTATGGCTAGATCCAGGCATTATGTCAACGGTAATGCCAAGTTAGGAGGTAAGGAGGTGCGTGAAATCAAACAACTATTAGCCGATCAAGCATTCATGAATGAGTATACAACTCGCAATGAAGGCTTCAAAGAACTAGCTAAGATTTATGGAGTGACAAGCACTTCCATATCCAATATTGATCGTGGTATTTCATGGAATAATATTACGATCTAAACCCTGTTATATCTGAAGTATTGGTTGGCACGTAAGATTTGCCAATACATGCCAATGCTTCAGCAAACACTAGGCATCCACTATTGAGAACTATTCTCATCTGTGGTGTAAGTCCTAGTGCTTCCCAAACCCTACCTCAATTCAAACCATGCAGGACCCTACCTTCATCGATGCACAACGCAATGCTGATCTCATGGATACCATGGCAGATTATGCATTCGAACTAGAAGAAGCAATGCGTGAAGCAGAGCTTACTGAAATCCATTGGGTATGTGTCGGTTATGACACACTCCAGATGAGGAATGATGCATTGGGTTACATGGCAGATACTGCATTACAAGCAGAAGATATCTGTCGTAAGCTTCACCCAAACTTTGACATCTACTACACCAAGCGTTGCGAAGATTGGGAGAAGACCAAATGAATCAATCATCTTGGAAACAATGCTGGGATGACGGTGATATCGTCATCCTTTTTATTGCAATCACTTCACTCATCATTACGGAACTACTGTCATGCTTCATCCAGAAACCCAAGCAGTCGCCAAAGCAATCACTGGTTACGAACCATTCGAAGGCGACGAATGCCTTGAGCAGTACCAAGCTGAAATCAACTTCGATCCCAAAGGAGTTGTCCTCGGAAAGCTTGACACCTACCCCAAGAATGGATCAGTGTACCGCACCAAAGGAACCCTTAGCCTCTACTGGAAACCAACCGGAGGCAACTACTCGCAAGAAGACAAGGATGCGCTCCAAGGATGGTACGACATCCCGTGCAACGAAGACATAGAGGAATGGACAATGGATAGCGTATGCTTTACTCCAGGTGATGATGAGGTTGAACCCGATCATCCAGACAGCTGGCTATCGTTGCTCGGACTCATCTAACTAATCAACTGAACTTATGCAACCTCCAATTGGATTAACTGTCAATCAACGTAATCTCTACATGTATTACTTAAATCACATGAAGAAACGTCCTGACGAACCATGTTATGTCCCGATGCTTCCAAACCCAAGTAGGTTGAAGTATTACATGATTGCTATCCAACGACTGGAGGAGCATAAACTGGTAGCAGTCGATCGCACTGCTGAGCATTACACCAGGTGGATCTTAAAGAAGCCTGAGTAAATGCATGGGCATCCACTATTGAGAACTATTCTCATCTGTGGTATAAGTCCCATACCAACCGTACACCTTTCACAACACAGCTCATGACCAACCAAAGCTTTCCTGAAGTGCCTCCCACTGGTGTTCCCTCTGACGCAGTTCTTAAAGTGAACTGGGTCAAGAACGAGTACTACTACGTTCAACAAGCTTTGACATTATTGAAAGATGTCATTGCACGTGAATCCAAGAGGCATGAGATGGATCAATATCTCACGCCAAGTATGTATGCAATGATTGATGATGAGATCATTCCAATGCTAGAGAATGAACTGGACTACGAACCAAGTGATGCAGATCTTGGTTACGGTAGTGAACCACCTATGACAATGGATGAGATGTATAAGAAAGCAGTCGAGGAAAAGCGTATCGCCTGGTCGTAAGCTTTCCCCCCAAACCCCCCTGGAAGAGAACCAGGGGGGAATCTTTTATTAGTATTAGTTAATTACTTTAATTAACCTTTAATCAACCTTCAACTAATCTTTAATCATGACTAAACCTAAATCCTCTATCAACTTTGATAGGACCATTGCTGGATTCAATGTTACAGAACATGGTGTTCAATCGTATTCCAAATCAATCAAGCTTGGTCCTTTACAACTAACTATTAATGCTCGTGGCTCAGGTGTCCGTGGATCAATTAGTATTCCTGGCACAGGCCTGAGCAAACGGAACATCAAGTTGTTCTAACCAAACATTAAGAGAATCTAAAGCACTGGGCATCCTTTGGTGTAAGTCCCAGCTTTCAACCCAACTGCAACTTCAATCATGCTTAATCTGTTTGATCGTATCAATCTTGCTTCCTGCGCTGTTAAACGCGCAGAGAAAGCAATCGTTAGAGAAGATACCTTCCAGGGTGAGTGGGAAACTGCTCGTGCCTGGACTAGGTATCGTTGCTACATCTCACCCAATTGTCAATTCGTGGAGTGTGACTGATGACTGTACTTTCAATTGAAGAAACAATCGTATCTGACACCCATGTCAAAGTTACAGCAATTGTTGATGAGATGCGCCTCCTCTATCGCGCAACTCACTTCGAACCTGAGGAGTGGGCTCCAGCATTGTGCGAAGTTACTATCGCAATTGATCCAGGGGATCCCATCCCTCTTGATGAAGACAGCTTCTGCAGCTATCTTGATCAGCTCGATCCTCAATGGCAACTTGTCGATGCTTACTAGCATTTGACATCCTTTCTGGATCCGCTAGTATCTGTTAGCTGATCTTCAGCTGGGGCGTCCTATCCTCGTTAAAGGGCGCCCTTATCAACTATGGAACACACTGATGCTCAGCTACTTGCTATGGCACTAGCTAATCTTGGTGAGTACATTGATGACAATTCACCTCAATACATTTTGATTGAGGATGATCCACGTAACGAGGAAGATTACGATACTTGGGAATATGGTACTGAACCATTACCCCAAGATCACACTTGGCAGTCCACATCAATTGATGTGGACGTAAGCCCAAGTGATGCAGACGTGACGGAATAGGTCTACGTAACGCACTTAAAATGCGTCGGGCTTTTGCCCTTGCGGGTTCGACTCCCGCCGTCTGCACCAATTTTTAATTTTGCAAATGAACGAATCACAAACAGCTTTAACTCTTGCTTATGAAAAAGGTTATCGAGTAAGAGATAATTGTGTACTAGGTTTACACAAAAAGCAACCTTTAAAATTATTATCTTCTAGAGCAGGTTATTTTTATTTCAATATAAGAATACAACGCAAATCAATCAAAGTATTTTTGCATCGTTTAGTTGCTTATGAAAAATACCAAGATAAGTTGTTTGAACCCGGTATAGTTGTTAGACATTTAAACGGCAATCAAAAGGATAACTCTTTTGAAAACATTTGTATTGGAACAAACAAAGACAATATGCTTGATCGGCCTTCTAAAGACAGATTGCAGCATGCAATAAAAGCATCTAGTTCTATAAGAAAATTTAGCAATGAACAAGTTAAGCAAATTAAAGATGATCATTTACAAGGGCTGGGCTATAAAGCTTTGATGGAAAAGTTTAAGATAAGCTCAAAGGGGACTTTGCATTACATTTTGAATTCACAATATGTAACTTAATGCTGGGCATCCTTAAGGTGTAAGTCCCAGCTACCAACCCAACTCCAACTTCAATCATGTCTATCTTCGCTGCTTTCAAGCATCTCGTTCCTGAGTTCCATGCATTCGCTGATCAGGATGCACGGTACAACCTTGGTGCCACATGGACAGGACAAGATGGTCTTAAGGACTACCACAACGTTGAGTTCAGGTATGTCCATAACTCCGAACGTCTTGCCCTCCAGGGGGACCCACAACCCGATGGAAGCTGGCGCTACGTAGAACCTAATGGTTCGGTCCATACGATCTCTCCAGAGCGTGCTAGCGAGTTCCTAGATCGCACTCAGGCGCAAGCAACCATCATGGTATCCATGCTGGAAAAGTTACGTGATGCTGGTCTTGGTGACAATATCATCGACACCCAAGCACAAAGCGCTTAAACTTCTCCTGCACATTTGTTATCCCCCGCTTTTGCGGGGGTTTCTTTCATGTCTGAATCAGATCAATCCACTATCCAACAAGATGTAAACAACTTAGCAAATGAACAAGTTATTGAAACAATCCTGGATGAAGCACCAGCTGATGCATGGATTGCAATCAAAGAAGTATTAATTGAAGGCATCATTGATGCAATGCCTGGCCTGGTAATTGAAAAGATTACTGGCAAAGCAGATGACTTTGATCTTCTTCAAGACATCATGTTTGATTGCTATGAACTTCCTGATAAGAGGAAGGAACTACTGGAAGATTCATTCCAGATCCTTGGTCAACAACAAGTTCTTGTACTGATTGCAAACCGCCTTCTCTAATGCCTTACAAACTTAAACGACCATGCATCAAATGTGATGGTCAAAACACAAAGGTTGTTTCAACTGATCACATCAATCCTTACCTTATCAAAAGGTATTGCAAATGTTTTGATTGCGATGCACGCTTTCGCACACTTGAAGTTCATGAACTACCACCCAAAACTCCTGGTCAACCCTTCACAGAAGAAGAGATCAAAGGGATACGAGAGTTGCATGCACTTGGTTTGAGCAGTGGCCAAATCGCTTTGAAGTACAAACGCAACTCTGGTTCCATTCGCAAAATCATTAACAAACAACGTCGCAGTATCATCCAATGACAAGCAACTCCCAGTACATCTACAAGATTGGTGATCGTGTTGCTGAACGCCCCAAGCAACGCGCAATGTTTGGTGTAAAGAAAGAAACAAAGGATTGGATTAAGAAGAATATCTTCCAAAGATATGGCACAGTAATTGGTATGGTTAACAAACCAAACAAGAATGGACGTAAGCAAAAGTACCTAATCATTCAATGGGATCATCTCAAAACACCAATGCAACATGCACAAATGCGTATCTGTCCTGCAGATGCTATTGAACAGTTGACTGCAACTGGCTATGGTTGCTCTGTTGAATAAAAGAACATGAATGTAAACCTTGTTTGGTCAACGCCAAACGCAGAAGAGATGATTGTCAAGATGGCACGTGTCTCTGCACCAAAAAACGAGAACAACATGGACACTGCACCAAGGTTGATCCGTTACTTGATCAACCACAAACACTGGTCACCATTTGAAATGGCTAACTTATGTGTTGAAATCAACACAACACGTGCTATCTCAGCTCAGATCTTACGTCATCGATCCTTCTCCTTCCAAGAATTCAGTCAGCGTTATGCTGATACCAATCAGCTTGGCTCTGCAGTAATCCCACACCTACGTAGACAGGATCACAAGAATCGTCAAAATAGTATTGATGATTTACCAGTTGAACTTGTTGGCTCCTACTACAGGAGGATCAGTCAGCTGTACGAAGAAAGCGAACATCTCTATAACGAGATGATTAGCAATGGTGTTGCAAAGGAATGTGCACGTTCAATCTTACCCTTATCAACTCAAACACGTTTGTTTATGAATGGAACACTTAGATCGTGGATACATTACATTGATCTACGTTGCTCCAATGGTACGCAGATGGAGCATGCTCAGCTTGCACGTGAAGCAAAGAAAGTATTCACTAAAGAATTCCCTTTGATTAGTGAAGCAGCATTCAATGAAAAAGCCCTTGTTGATCAAGGGCTTAATGGATGAATTAAAAAGTAGATACTGATTCTTTCTTCAGTTCTTTCATGGCACGCTTGGACTCAACATCTGAGCGTGTCATCTTTTTCTTTTTGTTTACCAAGTAAATGATGAATGCCTGGTTCACTTGATCTGACCTCCGGTTACAAAAGGAAAGTAGCAAGCGTTACGGTACTTCAAGCAGAGCCATGGACGGTGGGCTAGGTTCCACCAGGCTTTATCTTGTTGTACTTGTTGATCTTTGTTGTAAGAGCAGCCCCTGTATGTCAATGTCATTTGATTTGGTATCTATTGATACTGAAAGTATATGATCATTGATGTATATGAAGCTGTTCGTGCTGTAACACAAACTTCTACATAAGTAAATCTTATGGATAGAGGGTGTGGCTCCACGGTAATCACGTCGCAGAGCCATTCGTTTACTAACCGAAGGAAGCTACAAAAACTTCGGTTCCCTCTGGACCTGACGTAGCTCTTCTTCGGTCCTGTTACATTCTACTCGTTACGTCCTGGGATGACGTTAAACTCATCCGTATTCCAACTCAATTTCAACCATGCAATTTCTCAAGTTCTCCAACGGCAACAGCAAGCTGACCGATCGCCTTATCTTTTCTCTGCCTGCTGGTTACACCTGTCCTCACGCTGGTGTCTGCAAAACATTTGCTGATCCAAATACTGGTAAGATTCGTGACCTGCCCCAGTACACAGGTGTTGAAGCAGCGTATGAGTTTCGTTGCTTTGCTGCATTATCAGAGAAGTATCCCAACGTACGCAACCTGCGTTGGCATAACTGGAATCTGATCCGTGAATGTATTGCCAATCAATCTGGTGATGCACAAGCCTATGCATTGCGTGATCTCATTGACGAATCACTAACCATGTGTGCACCTAAAAAATTGGTACGCATCCATGAGTCAGGTGATTTCTGGACAGAGAACTACATGCGTGCTTGGGCAATGGTTGCCATGATGCGCCCATACCAAACGTTCTATGCTTACACCAAGTCACTTGGTATGTGGCTCAACTTGCAGGATGAGATTCCTGACAACATGAAGCTCACTGCATCTCATGGTGGGACACTTGATTACCTCATCCCTAACCATAAGGATGTATTCCAACGTATCTCATACGTTGTCTACACAGAAGAACAAGCAGCTGAGCTTGGCCTTGAGATTGACCATGATGACAGCCATTGCCTGGGTGATAAGCCCTTTGCATTGCTTGTCCATGGCTCCCAGAGGGCTGGCTCTGACGCAAGCAAAGCGATCAGTGCACGCAAGAAGGCGGGTAAGTTTGTTGGTTACAACAAGAACAAAATGAAATAACGCCTGATTTACTTGCACATCAGATGGAATTCGGTAGTATGCAACCGTCTTCCATCTGATTTATGAGTTACGTCATTGCTTGTTGGCTGAATGATGCACCACATGCCATTACTGCCAATAGTGAAACGAATCGATTTGATTTAATTCCACTAGAATCTGACGTGGCATTGAACAGGATTTTCTCGCATCCTTATCGCGCAGGTGCGCAACAAATCTTGTCCTGGATTAACAACAATGACAGTGAACTTGCAAGTAAAGAACTCTCAATTCAAGATGAGTCCCGCTTCCGCAAATGAAAAGTATCTTGTCTTTGATTTGGAAAGCGATGGACTTTATGACAAAGTAACTAAAGTACATTGCATTGTCATCCATGATATTGGATCCAACCAAACTTTTTCTTATGGGCCTGATTGCATTGCTGATGCTATTGCTCATCTGGCAACCGCTGATGTTTTGATTGGTCACAACATCATCTTCTATGACATCCCAGTACTAAACAAACTTTACTCATTCACCACTACTTCAGAGATCATTGACACACTCATCTGCACACGACTCATCTGGCCCAAGGAAAAACTCTACGAGCTTGACCTTGAACAATATCCGGAAGTTCCACCGAACTTACGTGGATCCGCATCGCTTAAGACATGGGGATGGCGATTGGCCGATCATAAAATCGAATTCAAAGATTTCTCTGAATACTCCAGCGAAATGCTTGCATACTGCAAACAAGACGTTGCTGTTACTACAAAACTTTGGGATCATATCGCCAAGCAATCCTATCCACCATCTGCGCTTAAAGTTGAACATGATTTTGCGCTCGCAATTAATAAACAAATTAGAGCAGGTGTTCCATTTGATGTGGATGCATGTCTTGATTTGGTGGATGATCTCAGAACAAAACAAAGCAAACTTGAAGCAGAATTAAAGGAGGTATTTCCACCTATTCAACACCACACTTGGTTTACCCCCAGGGTAAACAACAAGAATCGTGGTTATGTAAAAGGAGTTCCTTTTGAAAAGATCCGAACTGAACAATTCAATCCTGGATCTCGTCAACAGATTGTTGATCGACTTAAGCAAAAGTACGGATGGCAGCCAGAGAAAACAACTGAAAAAGGAAATCCAATCCTTGATGATGAAGTTTTAGAAAAGCTCCCCTATCCAGAAGCAAAACCTCTGGCAGAGTACATGCTCGTCAAGAAACGCCTTGGTCAAATCGCTGATGGGAACAACGCTTGGCTCAAGCTGGTTAATCATGACAGCGGTCGCATGCACGGTGACGTTGTTACTAACGGCTGCGTCACTGGTCGCTGCGCTCATCGGTACCCAAACATGGGCCAGGTGCCAGCGGGTTATTCAGCTTATGGCAAGGAATGTCGTTCATTGTTTCATGCGCCACAAGGATGGGACATGATTGGTATTGATGCCAAGGCATTGGAGTTACGTTGCCTTGCAGGTTATCTTGCCTTATATGATGGCGGTGAATATGCGCGTGTTGTAACGAATCCTGATATTGATATTCATGTTTATAATCAAGAAAGATTTGGTGTGGCTACCAGGGACATTAGCAAGCGTTTACTATACGCTGTTCTATATGGTGCAGGTCACCTTAAAGCTGGAACGATTGTAGATCCGAATGAAAAGGATGAAGATGTTCTGCGTAAAGCAGGAAGAACTGCAATCAATTCATTTATGCAAGGTGTACCAGCTCTTAAAAAATTAAAGGAAAAAATTGATGACAACATTACACACAGGGGTTATCTCATTGGTCTTGATCGTCGCGTTCTTTATTGTCGCTCAGCTTTCAAGGGATTGAATGTGCTCCTGCAATCAGCAGGTGCAATTTTAATGAAACAAGTTGTCATTAATGTACATAACAATATCAAACAAGTGCTTGGTCTTGAGCACGGCAATGGATGGGAACAAGTTTTAATGGTGCATGACGAGATTCAACTCGTATGTGCACCCAAGTACACAGAACAAATCAGGGAACAAGCAATGCTTGCTTTCCCACAGGCACAGGAGTTCTTTGGATTCCAGTGCGACATTGAAGGTGATTCTCGTGTTGGGACCAACTGGTCTGAAACCCATTGATTGCCCGTCCTAAGTATGACGTTAAACTGCTTTAACACTGCTCTTTTACGCAATGATGAACTGCGCTTTTGTCTGTGCATCTCTCGCTGAAACACCGCGGGAAGTATACACATCTGCAACTTCTTCTTCTTACTGTGCGGAAGTAATTCTTCCCAGGGTAAATCAAAACAAATCTGAAACTCGAATCAAGTATCACGTCTATGGCAAAGCAGCAGAAAGATTCCTGCGACTCAAGCAGAACTCCCTCATCTATATCCATGGTGCCACCTTACGATTTGATGTTCAGACCAAGACCCACTCCTTACATGCAGGTTCTCTTGCAGAAGTTACTGAATCATTCCCGATCTTCAATGATGTAATTCTTGCAGGACGTTGTATCAAAGATATTGATAAGGAAGATCCACGTGCTTTCAAGACAACTGCTGATGGCACAATGATTTGCTCGCAAACATTAAGTGTTTCCACTGGTAGAAACCAGTGTGATCTATTTAATTTCTATGCAATCAATAATGCTAATGATCGTTTGAATCTTGCAGAACTTATCTGCAACATGACCAAGAAAGGAACAGAGATGACTCTTCGTGGTCGCCTTGTAACAGATGCATGGAATGATAAGCAAACCAATGAGCGCCGTACAGCAACCAAGATTCAAATCAATAAGGTAAATATTGTACGGACTCGTGATGAGTCCAAAGATAAACCTGTGGTTTCACAAACAACTGTGGCTGCAGAAGGGAATGTAGCTAGCCTATGGGGAGGCAAAACGGTTGAGGATTCCCAGGATGCATGGAACGAAGCATCTGGTGGTGGCTTGCCTGAACTCCCAGGTCAATACACCACAGCTCCTGTCTTTGCATCGGACGAACCCTTCTGATCTCTTGGTACAATAAGTACCCGTCCTGGGATGACGTTAAACTCATCCACTTTTCACTAAGAACAAACCATGACTTCTTCTCCGACCAAAACCAAGAAAGATGCACTGGCTACTCGTAGCCTTGATTCATTTAAACTTTTTGGAAGCAAAGAGTTTATTTCTGGTTACCAGAACTTGGTAACAATTCAACCACTGAATAAATCAAAAGTACGTGGTTGGTTTGTACGTAAATCAGATCTTGATGTCTGTGGATGGACAGCAACGGAAGATGACTTTACCCCAGGTTCTGTCATCTGGAATTACAAGCAAACCTTTGGTATGGCTCCCAATACTTCTATTGAAGAGGGATTGAATTTTACTGAGCCTCGCATTCAAGTATTGTTGCGTTCACCTTTGATGGTGGAAGAAACTACTGGTATGCGCCAAGTGATTGGTACGTTTGAAGATGAAGAAGTAAAAGCAATCTTTGATAATGATAAGGTTGCTTCTGATCTTGCCAATAGTAAAGGCGAGATGTACAAGCGTAAGTACAGTGTACGTACAAAGTATCTGATCTTTATCCTCACCAAGGATAATAAGCGTGCTCACAAGAATCCTATTGTGCTTACACTTAAAGGATTGAATGGTACTGATGTATCAGATAAAGTAAAGCTTTATGAGAAAGAGATGTCTAAGTGCTTAAGCAAAGCACTGGACTCTGAGATCCCACTTGCATTCAACGAAAAGTTCTATGCAACCACAGTGTTTACACCTGTGCTTGCAAATGAAATGCGTGGTGCAAATAACGTTGAGATCTGTGCAATTGAATCCTTTTCGATTCCAGATTATTCAACGCAAGAAGCTGCAATTGAATCGTTGAATAATCTTTCAATTCCAGATGAAGATCGTGCATCTACTTGGAAGTTCCAAGAGTTGTTTGATGATTACATCAATCAACATGCAAAGCAAGATGCCAAGAAACTCAATGGTTCTTATGGTATCAAAGAAGGATTGAACATTCTTCCTGTCTCACGTAGCAACGACACAGTTGATGTGAAGGTGCTTCCAGCACGTGATGAAATGACAGGGGAAGATTCATTCCTCTGATTTAGGTTTAACTTCTGGGTTAGCCAAGTCATCTCCATCAATAGAAATATTGTTGAAGATAAACATGTCTTGTACTAACCCACGAATTATACCTTGACGTTGAGTGGCGATCTGCGCAAGCAAGGTCGCCATTTCTTTTAAAGCACTAACTGAATTACACTCTTCAATGGAACGTTTAATCTTCTCAAGCCAAAACTTATCATCAAGCGTTGGCTCAATTTGGAATTTGGTTAGAGGCACGTACTTTATCTCTTCCATAAAGTATTAAGTTGTTACAAAACATTCTAACCAATGCATTAAACTCACACTAAATCTTTTGTTTCTGTTAAGGATTACTCACATGAAACCCGAACAAAAAGCTGCTGTCAAGGTTGGTGGTACCACAGCTTTGGTTACTGCTGGCATTGCTCTTCTGTTGCCTTCTCCTGCTGCTTGGGCTGCAGTGATCTACGGATCGTATAGAATGGCAAAAGGCGCCTACCAACGCGCTAAGGAAGACCGGCTCCAGCAGGACTACTGGCTGGACAACTGATCCAACTTCAACCCAACCCAACTCCAACTCATGTCAAACCAACAGGTAACCGAGCTTGATGCTGCGCAAAAATTTATTTACACACGTACCAACATACGTCGTGCCTTCAATGATTTTGATGACACTGACATTGCTGACATCTATCTTCAAGGCGAAGATTGTTTGATCTTACGTCGTGATGGTAGCCAGCAAACATACAACAGAGAACCCATCAAGGTTGCATATACCAGCTATACTCATCGCTTAAAAGATTTCTTTTCTTACCTTGGTCCTAACTATCGCGGTCCTAGTGTATGGCATAACAATGCTTATGTTCTTTTTAAAGGATGGTACTACTCCCATGCGTTAGGTCACCTCACGCCTAACGCAAGATTGCAAGCTGCATGGGCAGATCGTTTTATTCATCTGAACGATGTACAAAAGGTAACTGCTCTATTGCAATCAGATCAAGCAGACCTTGGTCATCTAATTGCACCAGATGGTTTGCGTGCACAAGATATGCCAATTGATTTCAACAGCAGCCTAGATACTGTTGAAGATGTCAAGCCAATCTTTGGTGAGCCATGGTGTTCTTGTGGTTCGTATCAACAACAACTTAATAACATCTCTTCTTTCTCCCAGGAGATTGAAGGCTTCAAGCCATGGTGCATCCATCTGTCCTGGTTCAATAAGTACCGTGAGATGCTATGCAAACGTACCGAAGCACGTAACCAAGCGCCTAACGGCACACCAAGTAAGTGTGTTGCATGGTGGTACCAGCCGCCTTCTGACCATCTATCTGATGGTTTATTCAAGGTGCTCTACACAACATATGGTGCTCAAGCACCTGTAAGCCACTGGCGTAACTACAAACCAGATGAGCATTTCACACAAAACCATGCATGGGATTTGTTCTTCAATATGATGGAGGCGGGATACGTACCATTCCCTGGTCGCTCACTTCCACAACTTCAATCTGTTGTTAAAAAGCAATGACAACCAAACCAATGGAACTTTCTGAACTTAATCTTCTGCTTGCCAGCAATAAACTCATTGCTGAGATCACCGACAAAGAAGATGGTGATGGCATTGAAATTAAACTGAACTGGGATGACAATGATCCAGATCTAAAGCGTTGGGACAAGATGTCAAAGAAAAAGAAATGTGAATTGTTTGAAGCACTTCTTTACAAAATAGTTGAACCAAGGGTTGACGAGCCTGGTAAGCTAGCACTGTCCGCCAAGGACATCAAGCTCTGACGAGGCGTCCTAAGCATGACGATAAACTGCTTATCCAAAACAACTTTAATTTCATGTTTGAATCATTCATTTCTTTTTGTGTTCCAGTAATTAAAGATTTGCTTTGGGCAGCAGCAGGCATGCTGCTGACCTATGCACTCAACAAATTCCAAACTCAATTCAACTAGTCATGACACAAATTACTCAAGCTAAACTAAAAGAGCTTAACGTCATCAAACTCTACGAGCACTATGGTGCCCTGGAACGCTCTCTTCCTTTACTCACTCCTGAGTCCCAGGAAATGGCTAAAGCGGAGTTGGAAGCTTGCGCCAACCTTCGCTCAGAAAAGATTGATCGCATCTATTACGCAATGGCTTCCCATGAAGATGCTATTGAACGTATCAAGAAAGAAGCAACGCTTGTCACAGAAGCCAAGCGTCACCACGAATCCCAGCTGCGGTCCCTCAAGGGCTTGTTAAATTATCTACGTCGAGTCCTACCAAAGGACTCGAATAAAATCACTGGTCGTAATTACGAGTTTACTCTTGCAAGAAAAAAAGAACTTAGTGTCGAAATCACCTCGGATCCACAGTTTTGGCACACTGAAGAAAGAGCAACTTATTGCATTGAACAAGAAGTCACCACAACAAAAAGAACTGTGTTACGTTCAATGTCAGGAGAAGTTCTTTCCGAAAGAACAGAACCTAAAACCACAACAACAGTCGTACCAAACCTTGACGCAATACGCAGTGCCTACAAAGATGGTAAACAACTTCCGCTCGGAGTCAAAGTCACCCAAGAATACAGTGTCCGTTCAAAACGAATCTTCTCAGAATCAAACGTGGACTTGGTTCCATCCGAATATCCAAGAGAGCTTCTACGAGAAGATTCCAGCACCGAAGGATGCTGATGATGCACGCTTCTTGATGAATGCACATAACCAAGCAATTACTGATTTTAATCTCCAGCTAGAGATCAATGATCTAACAATGGAGATGGTAAAAGCAAATAACCCCCTTATCGTTGGCCGCGATAAGGGTAAGGATATGGATTATGATGCATTGGAATACAAGAAGTTTAAATTACTTACTAGTAAGCGTTACCACCAGAACTCTGCTCATGCATACTGGTACTGGCTGGAACGTGAACGTTTAGATAAATAAAGTCGCATACAATAGATAAAGCAGCAGGAGTTCCATGGGCGGTGATTCAGTACTAAATAAATTAATTGCTGGATTTACCAGTGATGGAACTCCTCTTTCTGCAACGATTGGTTCAAAGATTGAGCATGGTGTTGTCATCTTGACAGCAGCCATGCTTTCTAATGAAAACCTTGCAGCTTCAATGGATGCAGAAGAAATGGTTGATGCTGCCATTAATTACTACAACTTAATTCAAGAACGTCTTGGTTACTACCAAGCTCATCAAACAAATTCCCTGGAGCGTTTGCTAGAAAAATAAATCCTGTTAAAGTAAACAGGTCTATTACTAGCAGATGGAAACTGTTCCGGTACCAAAGCTCACCATATCTTTTGCAGTTGATGTTGAAGTTGCTTACAACTCCTTCAATGGTAAAACTGCAGATGAATTATCTGAATCATTACAAGATGAACTTCATGACCTGTTGTTTGAACTAGATCAGGTCACTGGCGTTTATACTAGCTGCACATCCATTTCTTCTGATGACTGACGATCTTGCAACAAAGCTCCGGACCACTGGTGCTTTTGATTCCCCATGGTTAAAAAACCAACTTGAAACATGGGATGTAAGCGCTGAGCAAAAGAAAGCTGACTTCATGGAGCACATGTACCAGTGCAGTGGCCGTAAGGATGCACCCCCTGGTGTTAAGGGAACATACACTGGTTTATGGTTTGACTTCTGCGTCAACGAAGCAGGTGCTGCTATGCGCCAACGTTATTTTGAAATGCTTGAAGCAATTCGCCTCTATGAAGCAGGGCAATTAGAAATGGAAACCGTTTCTTAATTTTCTTGTAATTTTAATTGTACAAAGACGTATCACACTAGTGATGCGTCTATTTATTTTAAAGAAAAAATGGATTCTCAACAAAGCATTGAACAATGGCAAAAGTGGTACAAACACAACAAGTTGGTTGCTGAATTAGACCAGCCTCTTGTTACTAAATCCTCCAGGGAAAAAATGCACAACACAAAAGATGCTGTCCAAAGCTTAAATCAAAAGACACATTTTGATAAAGCAAAAGAATATTTTCTTGATACAATCTGTGAATTCAACGAAGAACTATCTGGTCAACAGATCTTTAAAGCTTTCTATGCTGCTGCCCAGGAAAACCTTGATTACTTTGATAAGGAATATAAAAAAGCAAAGCAAATTATTGATTGCATCAAGGCATTGAACAATGACAAGAACTAAAGATCCTACTTATCCACAATGGATATGTGATGCATGCGGTCAGAACTTTGGTACCTGGTACACAAAAGGTACTTACGTTGGTCCACCACATCACTACGCTACCTACCATGAAGGATCGTGTGATTTATGTAAGCAAGAAAAAGTCCCTGTTACTGAGCCCAGGGACTACGGTCATCTCCATGCCAAGTGGAAAGAGCAATATTATTCCTAACTATTAATCCTTGGTAGGTAAATCAAAAGGTTCATTGGATTTGTTCCAGAACTTTTGATTTGCCTCCAGCAATGCTTCTGTTACTTCTTGCTTAAAAGAACCACGGGGAACAAAGATATCATCCATATCACGTTTGTATTCAGGATACTTCTGCTCAAATTCAAACTCTGTGTCATATAGCATGGATTGCACGATGTCATTGATAGTTTCAAGTGCTCCTGCAGTGAGTTCAAACCATTCATACTTAGGATATAGATCATCCTTCACACGATCCAACAATGCTTTCTTGCAATGCCAGCGTGCATCAAACATGCTGGCAAATTCTTCCCAATCTTCTTGGGTTTTAAAATTAGGAATAGTCATCTTACCCAAGAAACAAAAAATTAATTTGGTGTCCGGTAGCTGGTCCTCACGCGGTGCCAACCTTGCCGCAGCCGGACGCTACGGAACGCTTGTGATCTCTCCGGTGAAAAATTGCTTGTATATATTAGCGGATCAGTCGGGCCAGGGGACGCCGCTTGCTTTCGTTGGATTGCGTTGCTCGTCATGGGTGTTACCGTTCGGGATAAAAGTTGGATGTTTGCGGATTTATTGGTTGATTGTTACCGTTCGGGAAAGTTGATACTTATGGTTACGATGCGGTGATGGCTTGAAGAGTTGCGTCAGGGAGGCGTTCCGGGAAGTAGGTGAAGCGGAAGATGTGAGTGCGGCTGGCAAAAACTCCTGCATCACGTTGCCCCAGCCAAAAATTGGTTGGTGATGGGCTGCGCCATACACCAGTAAGGACCGCACCACCCTCGTAAGATGCTTTGAAATCAGAATCCTTGTAAGAATAAGCAGCTTTAAATCTTTGTCCAGTATTGTTTGAGTCAAGGTTAATTGTTCCTGAACCTCCGCTGTAATTGTCCGCATTAATGTACAAACCCGGTCCACTGAGCGTAGCATTGGTTTTAATTATACCGTGTGACTCAAAAAATGATGTAGTGTTAAAGTAAGCAAGAAGAGCAATTGTTTCTACATCTACTGGAGTAATGTCAGCAAATACCGTTCCCTCTTTTTGGTTGTAAAAATCAGAGAAGTTTGTACCAGTAATACTCGCCACATCCGC